TATAACGGCAAAGCGTTGTAACCACAACTAACATAGTCTATTAACTTAAAACCTGTACACAACTCTCACTATGTTTTTATCTGCCCCTTTTATTGAGAATATAAAAAAGAGGCATGATTGCCTCTTTTTATTTTTCCATCTTGTTAACAAATATCTTCGCTTGAGGGGTGTCTGCTGTTTTTAAGAGATGCTTACAAAGCTCTGCACACAAACCCTGTTTGTAAAGACTGTACAGCAGTTCCTCTACTGAAAACTCCTTGCCCACACCTCTTTGCGCTATCTCAGCATAATCATCAAAGGTCAGGTTTTTAAGCTTTTCTATATCATCAGGAATTTCTGCTTTAGGAAAGTCTTCGCGATACCTAGAAGCAATGAGCTTGATTTTTTCTTCTGGCAGGACATTATTGTACTTGATTGCTGATAAACAAGCAGTTATTTCAGATAAGAATTGTGCCTCATCTGTGGTGAATCCTTTATCTTCTCGCCACTCATGAAACTCTTTTATTTCTTGTGTCAAAAAGAATCCTCCTTTTTTGTAAAAGTGACCACTCCAATTATGAAGTGGTTTTTTCAACTTAACAAATATTTCAGAGCCTAGCTAGAGACTTATTTACTCTTACACGAAGAAAATATCTGCAACTCTAAGTAAGAAAACTACACCAGTTGTAATATTTTCTGCAACACCTTTGGTGACCCCTGCTCTCTTCAATTCGCCGGGAAGTTTCTTTTTGACCGTATCAATAATAATATCAGGAGCGTTCATCCATTTCTTGAGGTTTTTAGAGATTACCCCTTTATTTCTTTTGAATGATCTAGATACATTGCCATCCATAATTTTATAGTCTTTTAGAATGTCAACAACCCAATCAATACTACCATCTAAAGCCTCTATGAGTCCTTGAATAGCTTTTCTCTTAATACCCATAGTAGATGCAATAGGCTCATTAGTCTCAGCTAACTTCTTAGCTTGAGCTATTTTCTGTAACTCTGTCTGCTGTACTTTTACAGGGAAGGAGACCTCTTTGATGGTTTTATCTTCTGCGGCATGTGCCTGAGCAAATGGGCTAAACACAGTTGCTGATATTGCTAGAGCTGTTAATGTAGCAAGACTTTTCTTGTATTTGATTTTCAACATTTAAAACACTCCTTGGTTAAAAGTTTTTTATAGCTATGGTTACAAAGTAAGCAAGGCTTTTAGCGGACTTTTCTGAAAGGCCTGATCCTTTTAAGGCTGTTAAATCTTGTTGTTGACAGTATCCCAAGAGAGGGCAATATAGCCCAGCAAGTCTTTTAGGGCAGGTTCAACATGCTTGTTGAATTTTTGTTCAAGTTGTTGTCTAAGGTGTTTCCCTGCATATTTTTCGATAAGATTGAAAAATTTTACTTTGTTTTTCAAAACTGCCTTTATAGCATCTTTTACAGGCTGTGAAACATTTAGTTTGTCCTCAAAGAGTGCTGATTCTTGGATAGTAACTATTGTAGCTGTAGTAGGTTCTTTTTGCTGATGAGACTCCAAAGCGCTTGCTTTAAGAGAGAAAGATGCTGGTAGTAAAGTCAAAGATGTGGTAATCAGGAGTCCTTTTGTGATCTTTTGCATGATCTGTACCTCCTATAGTAATCAATGCGAACCAGTCATATGTATTTAGGGATATCCTAAATTTGTCCGCTATAGAAACTATTGTCACCTCCTTATTACTAATTCTACAATGTAAAATTTAGGTTTAAATAGGAAATGAAGCATATCGACTACTTATATATAAATGCCTAGCAGTTATGCTTTACTGCAACTGCTATATGTGACAAGTGTCTGCTGGGTATTTAGACCTGATCAATAAGATTCATTTTCTTGGATAGAAAGGATTTATTCACCAAATCATTTTCGTACAGTGCTAAACTTATTACAAGGTTAAGACTTTGGAAAGGGTTGTATCCATGAAGATATATGAAGCAAAAACACTAATATCATCAATGGAAGCTCGATCAGATGAGTATAAGAAAACGAGAGAACAATTTGTTAATCTTAAAAAAGCTTTTCAAGGGATAGCAGACTTGGAGAATGATTTTCAAGGAAAAGGCGCTGACAACATTAAGGCTTTTTACAGGGAACATGCTAGGAATGTAAATGAATGGATTGGTATGATTGACATGCAAATCGCTTTTTTTGACAGTATTGCTGGAAAACTAGAAGAAGCTGGTCTTTCGGGTAATACATTTGTTGATACTTCCTATTTGGAAAATGAGCTAGAGGTTGCCTATGGAAAATCGAATGAAATTGTAGCTGGACAAAAGCAAGCGATTAAAACTATCTTAGAAGATATAAAAGATATTGTTCCGTTAGAAGTCTTTTCAACATTAGACTTTAAAGAACATATCTCTAATGCAAAAGTGATTAAAGACAATACGGTTGACAAAATTTACGAAATGGATTGGAAATTAAAAAACGAATACGAGAAATCGGAATTAAATCAAGATTATATCAAAGAGCGAAACAAAGCCCTATTGGATGCTACAGGTAAGGGGAAGAATGCTCAACCGATCAACTTTAATGCGAAATCTTATTATGATACCAAAGTATTTAAGTACAAAGATGAAATCCATAAGAAAACACAGGAATATCTTACAGTCAAAAAAGAAGAGGCTGAAAAAATAGCCGCAGAAAAAGAAATACAGCGAATAGAGGCATTGAAGAAAAAACTTGATAACACTATAGATAATGGTGAATATATTCAAATTGCTGACGAGATTGGTTATGACAATCTAACTGCTGATCAGAAGATAATTTACAATCTAGCTAAATTCAACAAAACAGGCGATGACATTCTTACTGGCATCGGTATTGGAGTGAAGGATGTAGTTGTTGATACTGCTACTGGCGTTTGGGACACCTTAACTAATCCAATGGAAACGTTAAGAGGAATTGCTAATACCATCATACATCCTGTTGACACCTTCAATATCATAAAACAGGGGATAGAAGACTCCTTTGCGCGTGATGTTATCAATGGTGATGCAGAAAGTAGGGCAAGATGGTTTACATATGCTATTGGAATGGTCGGCACATCAGTTGTTGGAACAAAGGGTGTTGATAAAGTAGGGAAAACCGCTAAAGCAGGCAGAATTGGTCAGACAGCAACCAAAACTGTAGAAGCTTCTAAAAAATATATTCATGATCAAATAAATAAACTCAAAAACATTCAAATACACAATCCTTTTGCGCCGCAAGTCCAGTTTGCAGGCGGAGCAAAAATCCCTTATCATGCCCTAAATGGTGAAAATATAAAAAATAAACTCATTCACTATATAAAGAGAACTTCTGATTTGAATAAAAATGTAATCGACACGATGCAAAAGATTGGAACTGAATATATTGGAAAATTAAAAGGTAAAAATGTTACTTTAAAAAGTGTCTCTGAAAGAGAGATAACTTACACTAAACGTAATAGAGATGAATTTAAAACATTAAGAAATCAATTTAATAGTTCTGTTAGGAAAAATTTTCTCATGAACTTGGCGGTTGATTCAAAGAAGGTTGATCAATTAATAAATGCAGGATTAACTAAGGCAGATATTGAAAATATGAAAAAAGGTCTTGTTCCTGATGGTTATCAAGTTCACCACAAGCTCCCTCTAGATGATGGTGGAACAAATGATTTTGAGAATTTGGTACTAATTAAAAACGATCCTTATCATAAAGCTCTTACCAATGCTCAAAGAACTTTAACAAAAGGATTAAAGGTTGGGGAATCAACAGAAATTAAATGGCCTGTGCCAGATGGGTTTATATATCCAACTACAAAAGACTAGGAGTGATTTTTGTGATTTCTGAATTATTATTACGAATAGAAGAATTTAAAAATAGAGATAACAAATCAATTATGACACCAGCAAATGATAAAGATATTCAACTGACAAAAGAATGGGTTTCCAAAAATGTGAAAGAAAATCTTTGGGTAAAAGACCATGAGGCTTTTTTAAAAAAGGCAAATGGATTAGAATTTAATGGATTAGTAATTTACAATGCAAATCCTAATGACGACAACAATGGAATAATTGGAGCTAATGAAATATGGCGTGAAAACGATTGGGATTCAAACTATTTATTTTTTGGTGATTCTAACATTTCTTGGTATTCTCTTGATGTCGATAACAATGTCTTTGTCGAATTGGATAAACCAAGCGGGGAAGTAGTTGAAGAATTTGGCAACTTTAATGAAATGCTTGAAGAAGCAATAAATAGCGTTCTTCCATAAAAGTTCAATTCACTTATTTATTCCGGCTTATACGACAAAATTTTCAAAGAAAAACATTTAAAATTACCCAATTTTTATACATTATGTGGTAAGATAGAGATAATCACATATAGAGGTGTTGTGTATTGGGGAAGGATCATAGCAGTGACAAAGATTACAATAATTTTTATGGGGTGAGAGCCGCATATACCTTAGTGGTATGGTTTGCTCTTGGAAATACAATTAAAGAAAGTGCTACTCAGAGTGCTTTACTCTCTTCGGTTATTCTTTTCTTATTGCCATTTTTATTAGATTACTTTACGCAAGAGCCAATTGAAAATAAAAATATTAAAAGAAGAGATTACTGCCTTTGGTCTACAGTGATCTTAGTTGCGATAATTCAAGGCTTTACTTGGAGCGGTTTAAACATTCATCCTGCTTTTTTAAATGTATGGATTAAAACAATACTTTGGTTTTCACTTGGTTCATATGTTTTCTTAGCTTTTGTCGATTGGTCAGCATTAAGCTCTAAAAAGGAAGTTCAGCATAGAGAGAGAATAAAGGAGCTTACTCGTCAAAGAAGGAAGTATGAATCGATGGAGGATAGAGTAGACTTTTACAGAGTGAATAATCGGCAGTGGGCAACAAAAAAGACAAACGCTTAAAGAACCTTACCACTGATAATTAGGGAGGGATGACGATGTTGCTTATGGGAATCCCATTTATTGCTATTGTAGTGTATGCAGGATTGGCAGTTGGAACGTATAAGAAGATCACTCAAAGCGGTATGCGTTTGATCGGGAAAAGTAAGGTAATATATCTATTCATACCATTAGCAGTTTTTATTATCCATTTTGGCTGGGCGATTATTAATTTGACAAGAAACGTGAAATATTCACTACACATTCTAAAACTTGTTATATTTGAATATCCTTTAGTAATCGGAATGATGATCGAAGTTTTCCTTGAAACATTTGCCTATAAACTTAGTGAAAATGAACAAATCGTCAAATCTAAAAAGAAAAAATACAGAGATAAAGTTGTAAGAAAGAGCAAGAATCTAGATATCATTAAAGATAATGAACGTGCACGAATCTTCTTTAAAGAGTATAGGAAGGCTCTCCATGCACCATCAGCATAAATAAAAAACACCCTTTGAGGTGTTTTTTATTATAAATTTTTACAAAACCCTTAAATTTACATCTTCACATCCGATATAAAGAAAAGGAGGTGATTAAAAGTGATTATTGATCCTATGTTAATTGGGTGTCTTGAATCTTATTCGACTGTCGAATTGAGTATGAATCCAGATATTCCCGGAGCTGATGAGAGAATCCTGCACCGCATCAAAGGCCATCAAATCATTGAAACAAAAATGGGAGCAATACTGTTGGTTGATTTAAAAAATCCAGAAACAGATGAAGAGTATACATATAGCTTCCCAGATATCATGGATACTGAGTTGATGAATTGGTCTGACAAACACCACAAATGGTATATCTACTCTGTTGATCGCTCTGATTTAAAAAACGAAAGAGATGAGCCAAAACGAATGATTTACAGACTTATCTTCAAAAAATAAAAAGCATCCTTTGGGGTGCTTTTTATTTAATAATCTTGTTTGAGAAACTTAACCAATGTATGATATGCTTATACAGACTGTGAGGTGGATTAAACACATGGATGTTAAGAGGTTGAGACAGAAACGAAAAGAAAAAAGGTTAACTCAAACTGAGTTAGCAAATAAAATAGGAACAACAAAAGGAACTATCTCAAATTATGAAACAGGTCACAGCACTCCATCTCATGATATACTCTGCAAATTGGCAGATGTGTTAGATACTACTACAGATTATTTACTTGGAAGAGCAGAATACAGCCAGTTAACAATGAAAAGACAACATCTTTATGAGTCAGAAATAAGTCAAACCATAAATAGCTTATATAAGTTAACAGAAGAAAAACGGAAGACAGTGATCGATCTTATAAAAATGCTTCAAAATGATGATATCTTGGAGGATGAAGACAGTGAGTGAATTTGGAGACAGACTACGAAGATTGAGAGAGAAGAAAGCCCTAAAAAATTACCTATGATGGAAGTTGCGGAACAGTTAGGCTTGTCACGTACCGCTTATGCGAACTATGAATATGGAAAGCGCGAACCTAATCTTGAAACATTGATAAAATTATCCGATTATTATGGGGTGTCTCTTGATTATCTAATCAAAGGGGTAGGCGATGAAGATTTTAGTTCTCCCGATCCATCATACAATAAAGCCGTATTTGCTATTAAAGATGCTATAAAAGAAATTGAAGTTAAAGCTTCACATGACATGACTATTTCATATCTAGAGAAGGTCAGCAAGGAAGAGCTTGCATCAAACAAAAAATTAAGAAGAACCATCCTAAAAGTGACGAAGAAAATAATAGATAATGAATTGTCGGATAAAAATTTAAAATAAGGCATCCAAAGGGTGCTTTTATTTTGTTGTCCCCAGATTACCACAGATGTTTATTATTGGAGACGAGTGTTTTTCAGGGAGGATACATACATGTCTTTGCTAAAAGGTTTAATTTATTGTTCGAAATGTGGCAAGAAGCATAAATTTAAAAAGAGAGCTAAGAAACATACCTATGTATGTTCAACGTATGACAACTATGGAGCAAATCATTGCTCAAGAAACCAAATAAATGAGGATGAGGTTTTATGGCTAATCAGCGGCCACTTTAACATTTTTGAAGACGAAATCGACAGGTCTTTTATTCAGGATAATATAAGAAAAATTATAGGGAATCCAGAAAGCGAAGAAGTTAAAGTGATTTATAAGAATGGAGAGGAGTCAATTTACTCTTCATCATTAATTATACGTTAAAATTCATGAAAATACATTTAGGGTGAAGTCATATTTTTTTAAAAGGCATACTTGAGGGAGGTTGAAGGCGTATTACGTCTACAACCTTTATTTATTTTTAGGGTGAAGTAAATCCGTCTCATAGGAAAATTTTATAGAGTAGAACTAATTTCATACACACTAATCATTCCTTATTCAAAAGTTTTCAATAAACCTTTACAAAACTAATTAATAATGCTATAATGATCATAACGCAAATCAAAAACATTCATACGAAACTAATTAATAATGTTTTGTGTGAGATATTAAAGGAGATGCTACTATGACTAAATTGGTACAACAGATTAAAGATGATACCAAAAATGCCTTGAAGTTAAAGGATAAAAACAAACTTTCTACGCTGAGACTATTGGTTTCAAAGCTGGAAAAAGAAAAGATCACTCTCAAACTATCTGACATCACTCAATTAAACGATGATCAGGTACGAACAGTAATTCGAAGAAATATTAAAGAGTTAGATAAAGAGATTGAAGCGTATAAAGCTGTTGATCGTAATGTTTCTAAACAAGAAACAGAAAAACAATTACTCATGTCATATTTGCCAAAACAATTAACTGAAAGTGAAATTAAAAATGTCGTAAGTTCTATTGTCGAATATGTAAAAGTAACTAGAGGGAATATGGGAATGGCGATGAAACTTGCAAGTCAAGAGCTTAAAGGTAGAGCAGACATGAAGCTTGTAAATCAAATTGTAAAACAATCTTTAAATAAACAATAGGAGGTAATGAAATGACAAAAAAATTTTTGGTTGTTTTCGAAAGCGTGGAAGCAGATAAGCTTGCTAATCCTAACGAAGTACGCGAAAAGTTGTTGGAATTATCTGTAGCTGGTGAAGTTGGTGTGTGTCCCGATGTTTCAGATATTCATTTATTTAGCCAAGGCAAACAAATTGATCAAATTATAGATCAGGTTAAAAAATTAGATGGTTTAAAGTTTTATGAATTTGACGATCCATATTATTCATTGGTTAAAGCCAAAGATGAGAAGGATGCCATTGAAGAGTACGAACACACCACTGCCGACAATCCAGAAGGAGTCAGAGAAATAGATATCTTCACTGCTCTATTATTGTTTAGCCGAAGTGTATCAGAAGATGGCAACCAAGTTTCTGTAATTAAAATTTTAAATGATTTTTTTAGAAATGAACGAGCAACATTAATTTATGACCGACACTTACTTTAAAAGGAGAGTAATTATGTGTTAACAGAAAAGATTTTAACTGCTTATGCAGAAGGAAGCCCTATTGAATTTATAAGTGACAGTTTTCAAATATCGCGTAGCGATGTATTAAATGTTTTGAATACATATAAAGAAAATAGTAGATACAAAAAGACATTTACAGATGATTTTAAAAAGATTATTGCCGAAAGAGATTTAAATGGAGTTCCTAGGATGGTTATTGCAAAAGAGCTAGGTATTAATCCTACTACTGTAAAGAAGTCTTGTATGCAGTTTGGGCAATCGCTTAAAGAGAAGGTTACATCAGATAAAGTTTTTACAAAAATTGAAGGAGATTTTGATGTCAATAGTTGCCCATCTTGTTCAAGTAAAAGAGTAAATCTAGTTGAAGAGAATACTACATATTGTATGACTTGTGGAAACGAACATATATTTAAAAAAGGCTATGTCTTGAAATTAAATTTTGAATACTTAGAAGAATAGGAGAATGATATATGATTACAAAGTTGCCTTTTACTGAATCACTTTTTAATGGATTGTCGTCTTTATTCAAAAAGAATAAAACAAGTGATATCACTAAGGAGACACGCAAAGAAGCATATGCACATGTTTCAGAATCTCTGAGTGAGCGTCAACGTGTCGTTTTTGAAAATTTACATAATTCATTTGAGAATGGCGCTACAGCAAAAGAACTGGCAGTCTTTTTATATAAGAAAAATTTAGTTCCTTCATCAGATCGTAATAGCGTCCATCCGCGCTTGAATGAACTTAGAGCAAAAGGATTAGTTGAAATCATTGGAAAGAAAACGTGTAAATATACAGATCGGAAAGTTGCCATTTACACCACTAAACTAATTAATAATGAATAAAAGTATAGTTTTATACAGGGGGAGATAATATTATGACACCAACCATTTGTTGGATAGTAAGCTTTCTTTTCATCTCGGTTTATTACTTTGGCAAGTATATGGGAATGAGAAAGATGGAAAATATCGTTAGTGAAGAGCTTAATAGAAGCAAATGATTTTGAAAGGAAATACATAATGAATCAAGCAGATACACAATACAAAAAGATTATTGAAATAATTTTAAATCATGGATATAGCGATGAAAAAGAGCAGGTAAGGACTGTGTGGGCAGATGGAACTCCTGCCCACACCATTTCCTACATTGGACAAACAATGCGCTTTGACAATTCAGAAGTGCCTATCTTAACTACAAAGAAGGTCGCATGGAAAACAGCAATTAAAGAGTTGCTTTGGATTTGGCAAAAGAAATCTAACATCGTTCAAGACCTTCGTGACATAGGGGTAAAGATTTGGAACGAATGGGAACTTGAAGATGGAACAATTGGTAAAGCTTATGGCTATCAATTAGGGAAGAAAAACAGAAAAGCAACTCACCTACACAGATACATGGAGAATGGAGTTATCAAATATCAAAAAATTGATCAAGTTGATTACCTTCTTCATCAGCTTAAAAATAATCCTGCTTCACGTAGACACATCACAACGCTCTGGAATCCAGATGATTTAGATGATATGGCTTTGACACCATGTGTGTATGAGACTCAATGGCATGTGAAAGGTGGAAAATTACATCTCGAAGTTCGATGCAGATCAAACGATATGGCATTAGGAAATCCATTTAACGTATTTCAATACAACGTGTTACAGCGAATGATTGCTCAGGTTACAGGATTAGAATTAGGAAGCTATATTTATCACATTGGTGATGCTCATATTTACACTCGTCATATTGAAGGACTCAAAGAACAAATGAGTAGAGAATCTTTCTCTGCTCCTCAAATTTGGATTAATCCAGAAGTTGATAATTTTTACGATTTCACTATCGATGATTTTAAGCTAATCGATTATAAACATGGAGATAGATTAGATTTTGAAGTTGCTATCTAAATTATTTAAGGAGATTAAAAATGACTAAATATACATTTCTAGGGAAAGTCGAAAATTGTGAATATTATTTTGAAAATGACGCTTATAGGTTTGAACGACCTTCTATTAAAAAAAGAGTATCATCAGAAAAATATGAAGCTATTGTTACTAGAGAATTTTTAAATTTACCAAAAGAAGAACTTATAGTCGGTGTCACGATATTCTTAAGTGAAATAAATAAAAATGTTGAAATCAAGGATATAGTTAAAGATATTGATGGTGGATTGAGGATTTATACAGACTATGTTATTGAAGAAAAATTAAATTATAAATCGTTAGATAAAGCAGTGAACAAACTTGACAATTATTACTATAAAAAATATCGCTGTCTGATTGAAGAGAACGATGAACTTAGAAGGTCATATAAGAAACTTAAATTCTTTAATTTATATAAGAAATTGAAATAGGAGCTGAAATAATGATTACACTTGTAGCATGCCTTGATATGAACTTTGGGATCGGAGATGGAGATGGAAACCTCCTCTTCTCTCTTCCCAGAGACATGAAACATTTTAAATCAGTCACAAGCGGGAAGATTGTTGTTATGGGTAGAAAAACATGGGATTCTCTTCCGAAGAAACCTTTAGAAAAAAGAAAAAATTATGTTGTAACAATGGATGAATCCTTTGATCCTGTTGGAGCTAAAGTCCTTCATTCAATCGATGAAGTTTTGGAGTTAGGCCAAAAACATGACATCTATGTCATTGGTGGCGGAGAAATGTATTATCAGTTAATTGATGATGCCGATAAACTTATCATCACTCATGTACATACAATTAGCAACAAAGCTAGAGTCCACTTCCCTGACTTCGATGCGAAAGAATGGAAAATGGTTGGAGAACCAGTTAAAAATGAAGCGGATGAAAATCATCCATACAGCTTCTCATTTGCTACATATGAAAGAAAAAATGATTAGGAGTGTTGGATGATGGAGCAAACAGCAAGAACAGACAGAGTTATTATTATTTCTCAACAAATTGACGATGAGCTTGCAGGAGATGTTATTGATAGAATCATTGCTATTAACGATGAAGATGCGTACCTTTCATCAAAAATCAAGGACTATGAGCCACAACCAATTGAAATTTTCATTAATTCCGTTGGAGGAAGTGCTACAGCAGGTTTTGCAATCATTGGAGCGATGGAGTTATCTGCTGTTCCAATCATTACATATGGAATGGGGCTTGTTGCATCAATGGCTTTGGGAATTTTTGTTGCAGGGAATCAGCGCCTAGCATATCGTTTAGCAAGATTTATGTATCACTCTGTTTCTTATGGAATGGAGGGACAAATAAAAGATCATGATGATATGCGTAATGAAGTAGGCATACTTCAAGAAATGTATGACAGCCTCTTTTCATCTACTAAATTGTCGAGAAGTCAAATGGATGAAATTCAAAAAAGTAAACGGGATTACTTCTTTTCGGCAAATGAGGCCGTTGAACTTGGTATCGCAGATCAAGTTTTGGGAGAACCTCAAGAAGAAAGCCAAAGTAAATCCAATTCATTTTGGAATTTTAGTAACAAATAATAAAGTGGGAGATTATTCTTCCACTTTTATTCTAAGAAACAACAAAAAATGGAGAGTGTTGAAATGTCATTGGTTACATATAAAGGAATTAAATTTGATTATCTAAACCCTACACCTGAAATGATTGATATTGATGATATCGTCCAATCTTTAACTAGAATTAATAGATTTGTTGGACATTCCAAGAGAGCTTATAGTGTTGCGGAACACTCAATTTATTGCTATGAGATGGCGAAAAAATTAGGCTATTCGAATCGTGAGTGTCTATTAACTTTGATTCATGATTTTACGGAGGCATATGTAGGAGACTGCCCTGCCCCTCTAAAAGAACTATTGCCTAAATTCTCTCCTATTGAATCTAGAGTTGAGGAGGCAATTTGTAAACATATTGGGATCGAACCGCCGACTTCCGAAGAGTATGAAAAAATTAAACGCATTGATCTGACGATGTTGCTTATTGAGATGCGAGATTTAACTAAACATAGTGAAGAGTTCTTCTTAAAAGACACTATTTATTCTGAATTTCTTTCAGACGAAGATTTCTTCCTGTCTTTCAAAGACATTAGTGTGTGTTTTCACTTGGACAAAGTGCTTAAAAAGTATTACATAGAAACGTTAGAAAAAGTTAAAAAAGAGGGTTAATCATGTCAAAAGATTTAAGAGTTAGAGATTTAATACTTGGAACAATGAAATCTGCCAAGTCCGCACAATTAATTATGAAAGGATTCCTACTAGATGAACAAGGAAAAAGAGTTCTTACGTTTAAACCTGAAACAGACATTAGAGATGGAGCATTTGTAGCATCTAGAGCACTAACATTTAAGCGTCCTGCTATAGTAGTTCCAAAAAACGATGATGGTTCAATCATGTCTAAAGAAGTCCAAAATAACAACCCAGAAATTATTCTTTTAGATGAACTGCAATTTTTCACTGTTCAACAGGTAGAAAAACTTGCAGAAATATCAGTAACACATGATGTGGACATATATGCGTATGGATTAATGATTTCATACAATGGGACAATGTTTGATTCGATTAAGCGCGCAATCGAGTGTGGATTCAGGATTAATACAATTGACATGCCTTGTGACCATTGTATAAATGACGCTACCCATCACCTTTTATATTTAGATGGTCAACTACAAATTGATGATAGTGGAATTAGTGTCGAGGATTTTGCTGACAAGAAGCAAAAATATGAATCTGTTTGTTACTCCTGTTTTCAGAAGGCTATTAAAAAATCATAACAATGAGGAGTGATTAATTTGGAGCATTTTCAAATAGGAGACATTGTTAAATTACGTTCATCTAATCTATACAACCATGCTTACCTAATTACAGATGTTCAATATGATGAAGAATTTAAGTGTTATTATTACTTTGGCTATCCTATTTACCCTGATCTTATCAATCATATGAAGGATTTTGATCATGAAGAAGTGTTTTTATTTGCCGAAGGAGACACTGCATATGACATCATTACAACAGCAATTAAGGAGTATAATCACGAAACAGGTGGTTATCCTTCATTTTGCTTTGTGTTGCTTAATTCAAATAAAGTTAAAGAAGAAATAAAATTCGCCATTAGAGATGCAATTGGCATAAAAGGTGTAAACGACAGTGATGTAGTTAGATATGACTTAATTGAATCGATTGATGAATGTCTTGATGCAATTAACGATCTGAAAAATTTACATAAAACTTATAAGGATGAAGCGTATCTTCAACTAATTGAAGTTGTTGAGAGAAGAATTAATGATTTAACTGCAAAGGAAGATGCATATTGAGATATGAAAATTTACATAAGCATACAATGTATTCAAATATCATGACACCAGACTGTATTATAAAGGTTGAAGACATAGCAAAGAGAGCTGTAGAGCTGGGACAAAAGTCATTATCTACAGTTGAGCATGGATATGCAGGTAATGTTTTTGAATATTATGATGTTGCAAAGAAATACAATCTAAAATTAGTGTTTGGTGTGGAATTTTATTATGTTCATGATCGATTTTCTAAGGATCGAACTAATGCTCATTTATTGATTTTAGCTAAAAATAATAAAGGAAAAAAACAATTGACAAAGCTTATCTCGGAAGCTAATAAGACAGGTTTCTATTATAAGCCAAGAATTGATAAATCTCTTCTCTTCTCTCTTGATCCAAATGATGTTGTTGTTACATCAACGTGTATTGCAAGTCCTTATAACCTATATAAGGATGAGTGTTTTATTATTGATTGTTATAACTATTTTGGCGAAAATTTTTACTTGGAAATTCATGATAACACCAACATTAAACAGATTGAGTATAATAAAATGCTTCTTGAAATGCATAACAAATATGATATTCCATTTATTTTTGCAACAGATACACACTATATCCATGAGGAAGACGCAAAATATCGCGATTTACTTCTAAAAGGAAAAGGAATCAATTACCCCGAAGAAGATGGGTTTATTATGGATTATCCTGACTCTGAAAAGGTCTTTGAACGATTTGAAAAACAAGGCGTTTTTACTCGGAAACAAGTAGAAGATTCTCTTAGAAATACTTGGATTGTGGATGACTTTGAAGAGATTGTCATGACAAAAGACATTAAAATGCCTTCGATTTATCCAAATTTGACTCATGAACAAAAAATGAATAAATTAAAAAACATTATAAATGAGGAATGGAAAAAAGATAGAGAACACATTTCAAAGGATAGACATAAAGAATATATAGAGGCAATTAAATTTGAAACTGATATTATTGAAAAGACCTCTACTGAGGATTATTTCTTGTTAAATTACCCTATCATTAAAAGAGCAAAAGAATTGGGAGGGGTTTTAACACGTACTGGACGTGGTTCTGCTCCCTCTTATTACTTAAATAAATTGTTAGGGTTTACCGAGGTAGATAGACTGGACGCTCCTGTAACACTTTACCCTACTCGTTTTATGTCAATATCACGTATCTTAGAGACTAGATCATTGCCTGATATTGATTTTAATACCGCTGATCCAAAACCATTTATTCAAGCAACTAAAGAGATTTTAGGTGAAGACAATTGTTACTGGATGACTGCTTATGGAACTATGAAAGAATCCGAAGCTTTTAGAAATCTTTGTAGAGCTTATGATATTCCCATGAATGAATTTAATGAAGTGGGTAAAGATTTAGAATCGTATAAAGATCACAGTCGTTGGAAAGATATTATTGAAGAATCAAAAAAATTCATCGGTGTAATTGATTCTGTATCTCCTCATCCATGTGCAAACTTACTAATGTCTGAACCAATATCAGAAGAGATTGGTATAATTAAGGTCGGAGACGAGTATTGTGCTCTAATTGACTCTGATACTTCTGACAAATGGAAATTTCTCAAAAATGATTATCTTACTGTTACTGTATGGAGAATCATATCGGAAGGATTCAAAGCAATAAATAAGCCTATTCCTGATGTTCGCAAATTAAGTAACTTAGTTGAAAACGATGAAAGCGTATGGAAATTATATGAAGAAGGTCTGACGGCGACATTAAACCAAGCAGGTACAGACAGTGGTACACCTCAAGTTATGCAATATAAACCTAAAAGTATAAGAGAGTTAACTGGCTGGGTGTCTGCAATTCGGCCGCAATTTTCATCAATGAAATCTTATTTCTTAAACAGGAAACCATTCTCTTATAATATTCCTGAATTTGATGCGATTCTTAAAGAGAGTGATAACTTCATTCTTTATCAAGAAAATATCATGGCTACGCTAGTTTATGCTGGGTTTCCAGAGGATGAAACATATGGCCTTCTTAAGGCAATTGCAAAAAAGAAAGAAGGAATTATTGAGCCTATTCACGATAAATTCATTAAAGGATTTATCCAAAAAACAGGTAATGAAGAACAAGCATTAAAGGTATGGAAAATCATTGAAGACGCTGTAGGTTATGGATTCAACTCATCACATGCATATTCGGTGGCTCTAGACAGTATATATGGCGCATATCTCAAAGCAAAATATCCTTTAGAGTATTACTCTACAGTATTAAACATTTATGAAAACAGCACTTCAACAACTGCAAAACTTATAAAAGAGCTTGATCATTTTAATATTAAAATTTTGCCAATTCAGTTTGGCAAATCAAGAGCATATTATAATGCTGATAATGAAACAAACAGTATCTATAAAGGAATTGCTTCTATTAAATATTTAAACGGTAAGATCGCCGAGGAATTGTATGAATTAGCTAAAAATAAACAATACGAAAAAAATGATTTTGTATCTCTGTTAGTTGACATTTTTGATACTTCTGTTAACAGTCGTCAAATGGAAACATTGATCCGCCTTGATTTTTTTAAAGAATTTGGAGAAAAAGAAATCTTATTGGAACTATACCTCTGTATGTCAGGAAAGAAAAAGGCAAACATTGAATTATATCCAGAATTTGATGATCAAGTTGTGATTGACCGAAAAGAGAAAAAGAATAAAAAAACAGGTCAAGTCACTATAATCGAGAAAGAGAAAACAATTAAGAAACCTCTAAAATATGATACAGGTCTTTCAGATAAAACAAAGATTCAAAGACTAAAAAATCTAAAAGAATACGAAGAAGCGGTTAGAAGAAATCCACCGCAAAAAATTGACTTGTATGATCAGATTGCTTTTGAAAAGGACAGTCTTGGATATGCATCTTCTACATGGAGCAATGTGGACGGAAGATATGCACTGGTTTTAGACATTAACAAAAAGTATACTCCAAAAGTTACTCTTTATCAGATCAAAACTGGTCGAGAATTTGTTGTTAAAATAAGCAAAAATAAATTTTGGACTTTTGATAATCAGTTACTCTACGAAGGGGATATTATTAAAGTTTTAGATGTTGAAGAAAAAAATGGTTGGAAAAATGAAAATGGAAAATGGAGACCTAATCCTAACGTTAAAGAACTTCATCTTAACAAGTGCCAGCTTGTCAGAAAAAGCTTAAAACGTAATAGCTAATTTAACAAAACTAATTAATAATGATATTATAATTACTGGGCGGATTATTCTGCCTAGTAATTATTTGTTGGAGGTTGTACTATGATGAATCATCAAATTGTATACAACCAATTATATGAGAAAAAGCAAAACACAAACACTTCACACCTAAGCTTAAAGTTGTATCATATTGGGAAACTATATATACGGACTTGACCTATCACTCTCCTGCACAGGGTGTACAATTTATGACCTAGAAAAGCAAGAGTTCGTCTTTATTGGAAGTGTAAACACAGATAAAATCAAAAAGAAAAAAGATCAGTACCATAACGCGATTAAGCTAAAAGAGATATATAATTGGTTGAAAAATCTTAAGAAGTCATATCCACCTGCAATTGTGACTATAGAACGTGGATTTTCAAGATTTAATGCGGCTACTCAGACCATATATAGGGTTCATGGAGTGACAAATCTTCTATTCAGTGATGTTAATCAGATTTATTATCCACCAAAAACGGTAAAAGAGGCTATATACAAAGGGAATGCGACCAAAGTTCAAGTTCAGAAGATTATAAAAAATAATTTTGTTGACATTGAATTTGCTAATGAAGATGAGTCTGATAGCTTTGCAGTGGTTTTGACATACTTAATAAAGAATAATTTGATAGAGTTTGAGAAACCTATAGTTGATAAGAAATAAAGAGGCGGTCAGAAGACCGTCTTTTTTGTCAATATTTTAAAAATTTCTTACAAACACTTTCCATAACATTCCTTTGTTGTGCTATAATTCAAAATGACGGGAATTAAAAGTGGAAGGAGTTTAGTGATTTGCATAATACCAATGTTATACCTTACGATTTGGTGACAACGAAAATGAATTTTTGGTATACAGCTCTAAAAAATAACTGGACATATGAGGCGGAGAAGATAAAAAAAGAGGTTAAAGAAGAGATAGACTCTATGGAGGAAAATCAAGATGCTTTAATTTATTACTCTCTATTAGATTTCAGACACAAATTACAACTTGATTATATGTGTTCAAGTGGTGGTGATCTTGATAGTCGTTTTGAAGAATTTAGAGAATTGAGAAAATTAAAGAATTTAGAGGGGATGCTTGAATACTACTACAATTTCTTTGCTGGCATGTATCATTTTAGACAGAAAGAATTACTGCATGCCCTCACTTATTATAAAAACGCTGAGATTCAACTTCACTCTTTTGATTGTGATGATCTAGAAAAAGCGGATTTCTATTTTAAAACATCAGAAGTATATTATCACATGAAGCAAACATTCTTCTCTATGAACTATGCTAAACAAGCATACGACATATATAAAAAATATGACACTTATGGGGAACACAGAGTTCGATGTCAATTTGTGTTTGCTGGTAATTGCCGAGATCAAATGATTCCTGAAAAAGCTTTGCCAAGTTTGAATAAAGCATTAAACGAATCGGAGAAAATGGAGATAGATCATCTAATTGGCTCATCGCATTTAAATCTTGGAATATGTTATAATCAACTTGAAGAACTTGAAAAGTCATCCAATCATCTTGAAAAAGCTCTAACTGCATACAAAAGGATTAATCATATCTTTACGTCAAAAGCATTATTTAATCTAGCCTTTGTTAGAGCAAAACAATCTGAACGAGTGTCAGCTAACGATCTCTATCTTGAAGGAAAAGAATATGCTGAAAAAACTCGTAATGCTTATGATATTGCAAAGTTTGAAATGTTAAAAGGATTGTATTTAATTCATGATGTAGATTTAGTTAGAGAGACCTTCAAGTTCTTCAATGAGAATGGCTTGTATGCAGACATGGAAGACTACGGTATCATTGCGGCAGAAATTTTAGAGTCTAAAGAGAAGATTTATGATGCATGTGAGTTTTACCGTATTGCATGCAATGCAAGAAGACAAATTCTAAGGAGTGGGTTATTACATGAAAATTAAATTATTAGTATGTGCTGTTCTATTGTTAGGAGCTATAGGTGTTAGTGCGTCAGCATATGTTAAAGCAGATAATGCATCCTTTACAGTTACAGAAAGAAATGCGACCTGAGTATATCAATATAAAGAGAGGGAAATAATCCCTCTCTTTTTTTTATTTCATTATTCTAACTAATAATGTACAATGATGATAAATGAGTATGTATGTTCTGGAGTTGATATAGATTGAATGTTAAAAGGATACTTGATGAAGAGATTCGCGAAAAGAAGAGAATAGGAAAAAATATTTTTGCGCGCGCATCCACGAGAAGAGGTGGCGTATCTCAGGCGTTAAGAACTCCCTATCTATTTATGAATAACTCAGAACGTAAGAAGCTTAACGGCAAAGTCGAGGTGTTTAATATGAATGAAATAATCAACTATTATGATTTGAAGAATAAGTCAAAAGAAGAGCAGAAAATGTTAATGATGCATTGGAGAGAAAATTATCAAATCAATAATATAATAGAAGGTCTAGGAGTTAGCCACAACACATATTATAAACTTTTAGATAAGCTAGATATTCCGAGAAATAGCGTAGGGAGAACAAGCAATATTGAAAAAACAAATTTATCCGAAGATGAATTAAACGAAGTTCTCTCTCAACCAAATAACTATATGGACTTTGATAAGTTTAAAACTTTATATAGAGATCAGCAAATGATCATATTTAATAAATATATGGAAAATCAACATAGCATTGCTTCTTTAGTAGATAGTTGGGAAGGCTCAAATGTTGATTATTTTTATAATCTGAAATATCAATATAAAAAGAGTAGTAAGAAACGTGCTAATAAGCTGTCTTTATCTCAGAAACCTTCAACTGAAAACAGTCTAGTTGAAACTGTTAATAAAGATGTTATTTCTGTGACTAATAAGGAATCAAATGAAAAAGTTAATCACTCCTCTAGTATATCTGCCAACGGAAAAACATTTAACTTTGAACTTAATGGGGAATACTCTGCGGATGCAATTATAAGAAGGTTAAATATTTTGATTGAGGAAATAAAAGATTCTGAGGAAAAGTTGCAGATTGATATTAAAATATCTAATTAAATATTGACATGTTATATAGTTTGTGTAATGATTAAATCAAAGTTAAAGTAATCATTAGAGTTTCAAAACAAAAAATCCCGACTGCGCCAACAGCCGGACATACACAAAGCAAAACCATCAAAAGGGGCTAGCTCGAAGGTGAATGCGGTAAACCTCCCTACAAGTTTCTCAGGCTCAAGGGAGGTTTACTTCTTACAATTCTTCTTTAATTGCTTTATTCATTTCTTTTACAGTGGACTCGATCAGCAATTCAATTTCTTTTTGTGTAATTGCTAATCCCTTGCTATTTGCTACCTTCTCTAATTCTGACTTCGCAAGTTCGAGTTTTTTATCTCCGTCTAAATGATTATATGCTTGTTCAACAGCATTTACTACAATTTTTGTCAACTCTTTATGAGTTTCCAATTTTGCAATAATGCCTTTCTTTTTAAGAAATTTAACAACATACCGAGTAACTACTCCAACACATCCAGCAATAATAAGTGCTATTAAGTTTAAAATTTGGTCATATAACATTTCCATCTTTGTCTTCTCCTCTTAACTACCAAGTGATGATAGTCTATTATTTAATGCGTTAATCTTAACTTGTAATTCCTTGTTTTCAATCATCAAGCTAACATTTACCTCTTGTAACTGCTTAATCTCTTCTCTTAAATGATCAATTTCGTCTCTTTGTTCTTGCATCATTGCACGTAATTCAGCTATAAGTTGATATTGGTCTTTAGAGAGTTGCATTCTGTCGCTGATTGACATTTCCTTTTTGTTATTTGTCTTTGTTGCAAAGTATGTCAAAACAGAACCTAGAATAGCCGAGATAGCTGTTAGCCAAGCTGTATCTGATAGCAATTCTAAGAAATTCATCTTTGGCTTCCTCCTCTATTCTTTTTGCAACCCTTTTTTTCAAGCCCTTTTGTTCAAGTTTAATTATTTAACCCTTAGTTTCTGACCGACATAAATCGTATAGTTTTTGTCAAGTTTATTCCATGCTTTAATTTGATGAATTGTACTTCCATACTTGACAGCCAATTTAGAAACCACATCTCCTTTTACAACGGTATGGTACTTTGCTTGAGAGCTAGAAGTTTGAGAAGTCCCAGGAATTTTTAAAGTTTGTCCAACTAAAATAGTGTCTGATTTCAACCCGTTCAAACTCTTGATAGCGCTTACAGTAGTTTTGAATTTTTTAGATAAATCCCACAATGTATCTCCTTTTACAACTTTATATGTAGTAGATGAAGATGGTTTAGAAGACGATCCAGAACTTGAATTTGACTTATAAGTTGCGTATTTGCCATCTTTATTTGAAATCCATTTCCCTTTGTCAATTCTCAGGAAGTAATCTTTTTTCTCATATACAGGAAACTTCTGATTCTTCAATGCAGTACCAACAACTTTTGAATCTAAACTTGCACTGCTTCGAATATTTAATGAATCCACTTTTATAACAGCTTCTCCGATTGCTTTTTCTTTAGAACTACTTGCAGGGGAGGCCACTACAGAAGATTCTTTCTTCGGTACTAATCCACCAACAAACCAAGAAAGAGGTTTAGAACCGTTAACATCGTTCAAGTCAACGTATCCTGATACACCAGCAACTTTCCCTTTTTGTGTGTATTGCCAAAGATCGCATGGATAGTCAGGTTTCTTACTCTTCGTACCGTTGTCTGCACCGTAGCGAGGCAACCATAAGAAATCTGCCTTTACTTTGTCTAGATTGTATTTTTTGTAGATTTCGTGAGAAACATAAAAGCCAGTTTTAAATCCTGCTTTGCTTAATGTGTCAATGAAAGCTTGAGATGCTTCTGCCAAGTTCTTTGTTCCGCAAGAATCAATAGTGTCTTTCTCAACATCTAAGACGATAAATTTGGCACTCTTATCTGTGCGCGCAATAGCGTCCTTCGCTTCAACGACAGCATCTTTAACAGATACAAAACGTCCATAAGCATATGTCCCAAATGGAACGCCGTACTTTTTCAATTCAGATTGATATCTCTTGTGGGTTCTATCTTCAACAGTTGAACCATATTGGACACGTACAATTGCAAGGTCTACCTCCTTTGAAAATTTTGAAAAATCAATAGTTCCTTGGTGATGTGAAATATCTACGATTTTTCCCATTTAAAACTCCTCCTGTATAAAATAAGATTTTTATCCTGCCAGATGAGTCTCACACCCAGCAGGAAAGATATAAAAATTATATTATCATTATTAATTAGTTTTTTAAATGTGTTGATTATTCTCAGCTTTTAGCTGATTTTCTAATTCCTCAACTTTCTTTAAAAGCTCTTTGTTTTGAACACTCAATACAACAATGTCTCTATTAAGAGCGCCAATTTTTTTATCATACTCATCCATAATAGTATTAATATCAATCTGTAATTCTTTCATTTTAATTTCCTCCAGTTTCGGTGGTATTTTCTTCTTGAGTCATGGCTTCTGTTAAATCTTGAATTTGCACTTTTAAATCATTGATAGTTCCTTGATGATGCTGAACGATTCTCCAAAGGGCAGAAACAACAGAATAGGGGTCTACACCATCTTCATCTCTAAGTTGCTGAGGAACCATTTCAGAAATCATACCAATTTTTGGCTTATCATAAATGCCATTCTCCACATTGCTCAAAAGGTGATATTTAAAGATTTCAGCGTTATCAAGTAAGAATTTCGCATCTTCATAGGTGAGAGATTCGATATTTGTTTTATAGTTTATTGATGAGCTTGTCGGGAAGGATGATGCACGTATAGGTCTGTAAGCTTCACTAAATGATCCTTGAACCCTAACTTCTCCATTATCCGCAGGTTTTACATAATAGTTAACCCACGTTCCGCCCGTGTCTAATATTCTAACTTGAGCACCTGTCACAGAACCCATTAAGTTTCCTGCACCAGAATACAAATGAATATTTCCATCTGTGTTTATTGTAATTCTTCTGCTCGAAGTTCCACCACCTTGTGCAATTTGAATATTACCTTTGTCATTAGTCATATTGTCTGGAGCTTCAACAATTCTCCAGCCATTACCTCTTAACCATTCTAATCCTTCACCAGAGCCGGGATCATTAATAGTAATATGATTGACATTATTTAAGTCTTTATTTTGTAAATCTACATTTCCAGATATATTTACATTTGAATTTATATAAACATATTGCAATACATTTGTTCCTGAACCTGCTATAGTTAGTGAGTTTCCAAAGGCCGCAAAATCTACTGAGCCTGGGATATAACCACCACCTGATCCTGCACCCATGAACATTCTGAAAACTGATTCTCCGCTCCAGCTACTAACGTCTGGTTGAAGGTCTAAATTAACTGACGTTATTTTTCCTGAGAAAGTTCCTGTCGCACCTTTTAGTTCTCCTGTGAAAATAATATCTTTTGCAATAACAGAGCCAGCTTTTAAAACCCTCGCATCAACTGTATTTGTTTGAATTAAACCACCATTAATAGTAGTCTTCCCATTAACTACAGCGCCTTTCCATTGATCTATAGTTAATCCTGACTCATAAGCCATGATCTCTTGTTCTGTAGATGGTCTTGCAATAACTTCGCTAAAGTATATTACTTTTGGCTTCACTGCTCCAAGCGAAGGCCAAGCGCCCATAGGATATGCTTGATACCCATTAAAGCCGCTTGGCTCAACAGGCTGTTTAATAATTTTTGTTACTGTATACCACTTATTAGGGGAAGGGGATGATACTAAATCTTTAAAATGAATTTTAAAATCAATGCTTGGATTAGCAACATATCTCATTAGAACACCTGCACCATCAATACTTCCGCTCTCCAACATAAATGTAGCTTGCACAGTGATGTACTGATAATAAGGGGATGTTGTCACACCATAAGGTGTTAGATATGCGTTTGTATTATCTGCGGTAACATTGTATTTTAAGAGATATCCTTTCTGATCAGGTGAAGACACTCTTGAAAAACTATTACCACTACTTATAACCGAGTTTAAATAACCAGCAGGAAGTCTGTTAGATTCAAACCAGTCTGTAAAATAAGGATTCTTATTTATAGTGTCTCCATTATTTGCAATATTCTTTTTCATTGTGTCGTCTAGTGATTCGAATGAAACCTTTCCTTGGAGATTAATGTTATCACTTAACAAGCTGATTGCAGTTGGAGTTGTCACAATAGAGCTTGCTATTGAATCTCCCTTAATTGTAGTTCCACTGACAACCAGAGCAATTTGGTCAGAGTGTTGATCAATCTTGCTTTCAGTTGTAGTAAATCGATAATCTATATCTTCTGGTGCTGGAGTCCAATCTGTAGGTCTATTTCCAACCTCTAATTTCGGTAATGCGTACCAAAAATGTTCATCTGTAGTTGCTTGTCCTGTACTTGCATCATATCGTAATAAAGCTCGTACATAATTTACTTTCCCATTTTTATTTGAATCAGGAACTCTTCCTGTGCAACTTAGCCGAACCCACTTCCCAGAATACTGAGATATTTCACTTACTGGAATCGAACTTCTTGCAATGTTATAATTAGCTGTTTGAGATGTGTTTTCATATCCAGCAAATTCAAAATAAATCATGTTACCTTTAAATGTAATATCCGAAGGGATATATAAATATGTGCTTAGTGTTAAATATTCTCCTATTAAACCTAACTCTCTTACATTTATAAAGTTTGATCCTGCATATGGATATTCTATATTTTGATATTGAAACTTAATAGTGTTCATATTATTAAATGAAAAGCTCGTGTCCACAGTAAACCCATTAACGATATTAGACCAATCTTGAAATCCCAATCGTACTGCTGAGTTCTTAATTAAGTTCTTGCCGCCAATCTGTATTGAATCCTGAATATCCTCTGGAGCAGGAGACCAATCCGTTGGAATATTACCTCTTTCAAGTTGAACACCTGTTATTTCCGCGCTATTTATCCCAGCACCGTTACTACTTTGACCTGCATAGACATTTGTCATATTTGATTTTGCAGTAAACACATGTTTCAACCTAACCCATTTTCCTATAATGTTTTCAACGTTATAATCTGTTAATGTCCACCCTTGGGCGGCTGTTCCTTCTTGTAAAGCTACTTTACCAGTACCACTCGTTACTTTAAACCAAGCAGTTAAAACATATGTTTCTCCTTCAATTACATTGATATTGTCCTGTGAATATCCAAACTGCCCTGCCTCAGTAGTTGAATAATAAAATCCTTTTGTGAATCCTGCCAAGTCTGTGATCTCTTTTATTCCTCGTGTTCCCGCTGTGAATCTCCAATCTCTCCAGTGCTTTAGATCTAAAGAAAAATCGGAGTTTTTAACAAGATTTGTTCCGCCAACCGCAATATCGCTTAAGCTATCTGTAACCTTGTTATTGATCGTATCCGCAAATTCTCTACTTCCTGTAACAGTGGAGATGATTTGATCATCTAATACTTTAAATTCAGTTTTTGTTATTCTGTCTTCTAGATCATACGGACAAGGAGACCAGTCTGTAACCTTATTCCCGATTTCTAACTTAAGTCCAGTAGTCCAAAATTCTCCAGTGCATCTTATCATCCCATGAGTAAAGGAGATTTTGGTTATTTTAACTGCTCCTACTGGTAGAGCTATTTTATGAGTTGCATAATATTTTGCCCATTCTGTATTTGTTCCAGTAACCTTTTCATAACCACTAGAATTGGTTGCCAACGATACTCTAGGGTATAAATAAGATTTATTTCCGTTATCATCTTCACCTTCAATGATTAATCTTCCAAAGTATGCCGCGTCGGTTGCTATATCTCCTTGAATAATATCTTGGTATTTCAACCAAAAAGAAATAGTTATTTCTTCATCTTTTAAGGAGTTTGCGGCCTCACCTTCAAAAATTACAGGTGCAAAGATTCCACCATTAACTTTGTATGTATTTTTTACATGTAAAGCAAAATGAAAGGGAGGTGTTTCAGTTGATATATCAACTACTTCAACAGTGTTTCCAACGTAATGTGAAGCCCATAGTGATTTTTTGATGTCATAAGAGAAGCTACCATTACTTGCATAGTTTGTTCCTCCTACGGCAATATCATCTACATTTTTCTTTAATTGATCTGCTGTGGCATTTGCCAAATTTCTTTCAGCGTTATAATATTCCAACCAATTTTTTCTAAACTCATCTTTCTCTACATAAATATTCAAGTTTTTATTTTCAACAACAATATCCCAAGGTTTTATTGGTGTTAAACCTTCAAGATAAGCTTTTAAGTTGTTATACTTTTCTTCTAACGATACATAGGCTTGATTGTCTGATGGAAGACCTGACATTCTTGCATTTTTACGAGCAGAATAAAAACTACCTTTACCGTTTATACCTTGATCTAATAGTGAGGCAGGTGGCATCTCTTGATCAGTATCTAAAATTACATATCCAATGATTTCTGTTATTTTATCTTTAATTAACTGTCTCTCACTATAATCTAGAATATTATCGTTAGCCATATTTCCCAATGTCTCTGTAATATCAATAATAGAGCTTGCAACATCCTCTGGAGCAGGAGACCAATCCGTGGCCTTACCCCCAATTTCTAACTTGATTTCTCTCCAAGATACTGATCCATTTCTGGTAAGATATGCGCCAACTCTAATATACTCTCCATCAGTAGGAGAGAAGGTGAGAGAGTATCTATGCCATTTACCATTCTGTAGTTCATGGATATCTTTTTTCTTTATAGTTTTTTCGAATACAGCATCACCACTAGCATACTTGCCTTTTTCACTGAATGTTCTAATGCTGAACAATACATCTTCTTCATTAATAATTGACAAATCTTCAACCTTTATATCAAAAGATAGAGTATATTGCTTGTCAATATTAATGCTCATATCTATCTCTTTACTCCAACTCTGAGAATGTCTATCAACTTCACTACCTTCCACTTGAATGTGCATAATTCTTGAAGTCGATTTATCATCTTCTGGCTCTAATATTTGATATTTGCCACTCCAATCAGTTGCGCCATTATTAAAGGTGGAGTTTATTACTAAATTCCTTCCACCAATTTGCAACTCTGGAGAAGCTAAAATCCAAGAGCCATTATTATAGACATACAATGTACTATCATTTTTATTAAACCAAAGGCTACCCTCTGATGGATTTGAAGGTTCGGTTGAAGATGCAATAACATCATTCAAATCTGTTAATGTAAGCTGACCTCTTCCGATATGTGTAGCCATTTATTTCACTCCTTAAATATAAAAAAGAGAGTATAAAATACTCTCTTGAATAATTAAATTATAACATTATTAATTAGTTTAGTCAAAAAACATCTTACGTAAAGAGACTATTTGCTGACTTCACATATTAAATTTCCGCGACCGCTTATATCTGTTGCATGCACAATAATTGTCTTTCCAGTTGCCTTGAAGGATGTTTTATTATTGCTTGAGTCGTATATATACCACTCATAAATGTAGCCCTCTGTACCATTTGGGTCTAGCTCTGATCCAGATTGCAACAATGTTGCTCTTACAGTAATTGATCCTTCACCATTTTTAAATTTATCCATTCCATCTAGTCGAACTATGATTGGATCGGACAAATCTACAACTGTCGTCACTCCAGAGTAGTTGTTTCCATTATATACAGCAACGCATTTAAACGCTTCTGTACTAGCGATTGCACTTGAAGGGATAGTGATTTCAGCAGTTGTATAGCCTGAAACTCCAGCATTGTAACTATCGTTTAACAATCTCCATCCTTGACCTCCATCAGAATCACCGCCAGAAGTAGGAGAGGCATTTCCATCTTGTATATACCATTTATAAGATGATCCAGAAATAGTTTTTGTTCCATTGTATAAATCAATTCTCGCTTTTACAGTTCCAATACTATTTTTTATTGCGTTTCCATCAGGCGTCCAAACGTTTGCATAAACTGCATCTGTTCCATCTGAAATCACAGGTACTATTTGTTCATCAAGTAATGTCTCCGTTCCACCTTCTAAATACATCTTAATCTTTAATGATTTTATCTCAAATGATGTAGGAGTATAAACAAATGAAAATTCATCATTGCTAGAAATATATGTTGTTACAAAATTTACGCCATCTAGTGACTCTTCGACTGTAAAATGAGTAGGGTAGTCGAATGGTTCTGACATCCCTACTTGCATTCTCGCTGAAACCGTGAGGTCAATAGGATTAAATGAATCTTTCTCTTTGTTTAAAACTAGAACAGGGGTGCTAATATTTAAGTCATAGCTTGTTGCATCCTCGCCAGATTTTACTTTGTTTATATTGAAGACTTTGGTGATTTGTGGGTATCCGCTTTTTGTTGCTTTAAAAATGACTTTACCTGTATCTGCACTCATCGCTGTGACTGTTGCAGTCTTACTTGATGTTGGTTCAGATACCGTGACATTCTCTCTAACCTGAGAGATCGCCCAATTATCTGTATCATCTGTAACTCCTTTATAAATATTTAGCTGTGTACTTGCACCATCATACGAAATTATTTGTCCTTTAGAATTTGATAAAACATTGGCCGTTTCATTTGTCAAAACAGCTACAATTGCATCTTTACCACTTGTTCCGTTGAGACCATTTGTAATCTTGACAATTTCTATTTCAGCTTTTGTTGTAGCGTTAATGCCTGCATCAATATCTTGATAAATCAACTCACAAATATACGTCATAGAGGTTTTTGAAACTAAAACATTATTCTTAATTCTAAGAGATTTTAATCCTTTTGTTCCTATTTGTGTTAAAGTGTAATTTTCATCATCTTGTATTATTTCAACTGGCGCATCTGCACCATTATCTTGGTAGTACCACTTACAGCCAGTAACATCCTTCGCCATATCAATATTGTCACCAGCTATATATAATTGAGGAATAAGCTCTTGATTGGCAGTTGAATAATCAGGTGTATATGTAGCAGTACCATCAAAAACCACTGTTCTTGATTGAGATGCACCTATATACATCATCAACTGTCTTGAATCATTCAAATCAGTAATTGTTATTTGTCCAGAAGCTACAATAGCCAAGTAAAATCTCTCCTTATCTTCCTTTTCTCTCTTTGTTTAATCTGCAATGTCAATATCACATTCAAACACAGCTCTCTCTACAACATCATTCCTATCGACAGTTATCGTATTTCCAACATTCACATGAGCATTTCCCCAGGAGGTATCAATAGTCCCATCTTTGTCTCTCTTTCTCCAAATGAATCCAGAGTTAGGTATAGTAGAAGTAATCTCATTCTTACCTTTGTAAACTTTGGCAGTAATGATAGTATTGATTTGTCCATTCTTAAAGATCGATCCTTGAGAGGAGTGTAACTCAATCTTATATGCAATATCATTTTCAACTTCATCAATGTTATCTTGAGCATTTTTTGCGTCTTGTATAGCCTTGTCAGTCATTTCTTTCGCTCTAATGTCTAATTGCTTCTCAAGTTCAACCAAAGCATTGTCATAATTTCTAAACATAGCATCAAATTCTGTTCCAACGATTCTTGTAGTATAGGCCATATTATCATCGGACAACATTGGTTTATCTCCATGAACAGTTACAAACAAATATTCATAAAGTTGGTTGTATCTATCTACATATTCAGATACAAACCAAAGAGTTGAGGGATTCTCATAATAATTATTAACCTTAACCATGTTCGCATCGTATCTTTTAGAAAACTCTTCCCACTTAATCTTAAGCATTTTCTTCTCATATGGTGTTATGAGGTTGTCGTCTTTATATGCTTCAACAAAATCTGAATTATTTTCCCATCGATTAATAAGATTATTTCCGCTATTCGATCTGATTATAAAAGAATTGACATCAAATACTGCTCCATTATCATCCAGTGTAAATGAACCAGAGCTATTTGTAATAAGCAACTCCTGTCCAGCGATTATTTGACCAATTAATCTTTCTGCAACAATACCATCAGGCTTTATTGCTGTTTTCCACGTTTCTCCTCCATCTTTTGATAATGCAATTATACCTGCCTGCATAATTACAATTTCATTAGGGAAGTCAGGGCTTCGAATAATTATTCCACGGTTTCCAACTTCAATACTGTTTCTAACACCAGCTATAATTTTATTTTTGTTGGCATCCCATTCACTCGTTAAAATGCTATTCACTTGCTTAGATACTGCACTAATCTTATCCCATTTATGTTTGTTACTTTGAATTAGGGAGGAGGCACTGGAATTGCTATATAATAGTTTTGCTAATTTCTCTGTATCGTTTAATAATTCATTTGTATTGGCAATGGTTAGCGTTGCTTCACCATTCTCTAAGTCATAATTGATTTCAATTATCTTCGCCATGTATTCAATATTCATTTGAGGATATTTAATCTTGATTAAATCTCCAAGCATGAATTTATCCCAATAATATTGCTCTTCAATAACATTCATTAAGTTTACAATATCAACTTCAATGACTACTTTAGGTTTACGAATTTCCTCAAATTTTTCTAGAGCATCATTATATAATTCTTGTTCATCTATGTAATCATCGTCTTTCCAGACAGACTCAATAATGAAAGGATTCAATTCTTTCCTAAGCTCAGAAGTAAAGTTGGCTTGATTTTCGATTTCAGATTGAAGGGTTGACAATTGTTTTTCTAACTTCGTGATTTCGGTCTGTATATCGTTTACAACATTTGTTTGTAGGCTTATTTCAACTTGTTTAGAATCTCTCTGAGATAGGAGGGAGTTTACTTGTGCTTTTTCAGCGGTCGTATCAGGTCTAGGGACTTCTGATTCTAATTTTGCAAGAACTGCTTGAGCGGTGTCTAGCAGTTCAAGAATATTTTCTAACTCTTGATTTAGACCATTCAAAGAAGATTGCTCAATTATTAATTCTGTTCTTTTTTCGGACAATTCTTTATTGATCGCAGTAATTTCTGGAGCGTTTGCTTCAACTAATGCTTTATGACTGATTATTGCTTTACATAAATCATCAGACATATAATAACTAGACTTTTTTACAACACCATTTGAATCCATCTCAAAAGGGTACATGAAGTAAGAAAAGTCCTCTATATATCCTTGTCCAGTAGGGTTAACAGAATGGATCGTCAAATCTTCGCTTCCATAAACCCACAATCTTGTAACCAATTCATCGGTAGTCCTACTTCTCTTTAAGGACTTTAGAAATTTGCCATAATTTATTATTCCACCTTTGAATCGACCATTTTCTCTAATATCTTTTAGAGAAACTTTTCTATTTTCAGTATCCCACTCTAATAGACCACCATATGTTTCTGCCCATTTCTTGATACATTCTAATATGTTTGAATCTTCACCTGACTCAAAAGTTCTATATACACTTTCGAACATAGGGTCTATTTCGCCTTTAGCCCATATCGTTTCTTCCAATAAATCATCCAAGACCTCTACTGCATTTCCTGATTCCATTTCATAATCGCTTATTCGTTTTGATTTTAATTCATATCCTAATGAATATGCCGTCACGTTAAAAGTATCTGAATCATCCGCATCTTCCTCAATTTCATCCACAATAAACCATTCTTTATAAGCACCCATTTTGACTCTAATAAGCATTTTTTCTCTTATAGATTCAACATGGGGATTTATGATTTGTGTATTATTTTCTTCATCTTCGATATAATGGGGGATAGAAAAATTTAACTCGTTGATATTGCCTAGTTTTACAGATAAGCTATCATTGAATTTTTCACTAATATGAGAAATTATTTGTTTATTTGGCTTTGCTAAATGGAGTTTGGCTTTTTGAGGTCGCTTATTATAGTCAATATTAATAAACAACTCTAATATTCCTTTCTTTCTATAAATATTGATATAAATATTATATCATTATTAATTGTATTAGTTAAATTACTGATTAGAATCTATACTTATTTTTGTATCTAAATTGAATTGTGCAATCTCCTGTGATCTTCATTCTATTTGTACCGAAGACTAACCTTGGAAATTCGCCAATTACTTTGTCATAGCGATAGACACCTACAATATCAGTTTCAATGATCTCCTTTTCACAATTCAAATAAATATCCTCTTGGTCGGTTAAATCTCGAACTTCAAAGATACTTCCGCCGTCATCTAGATTTTCTATGACAATTGTTCCTGCTCCATTTTTCTTGATTGATATTTCTGGATAAACATCGAAATGACCATCATTGTTTATTGTGATGATGGAGGAGTCAGATACTATTTCTAAAGGGGTTACTGTTAGAGGTGAGTAAACATTTGATGAATCGCATCTCATTGTGAGTGTAATATATCCTTCGTTCAAACCGTTATGGACGATTTTTGCATCATCTACGGGCATACACATGTACACTTTATCTTCTTTTCCTTCAAAGTATAATGGTCTGTAATAGTCTACAAACAACCATCTGATAACTCTGTCAATATCATTATCTGTAAAGGTGTTTTCAAATGCAATTGTTAAATCAAAATCTAAAGGGGAGCTTTCTACACTATTTAAAATAGGTTTACCACCTTTAATTTTAGTTTCATTGATATCTCTTGATGCAACAAAGGTTTCTTCATACATTCCCTTATCTAAAACAATACTTATTAAATTGTAATCCCTTGATGATTCTCCAGCAAAATTAAAATATAATTTATCTTTAATTGTTGGCATTCATATTCCTCCTTTTAAAGAAGAAGAGAGGAGGGGAGAAGTTATCTCCCTCCATTTTTCTTCAATTCTTTTAATAGCTCCTGAGAAATCTCTTTCGCTTTCTTCTTATCTCCACCTTGAACTGTAATGTTTATATCTCCATAAGATATGCTTGTACTATTGATTGAGCCTGCTGTTGCAAGCTTGCCACTAATATTTGCCTTACCGATCTGAGGAAGATTATTCTTCATGCTTCTCAATAATTTACTAGCGTCTAATAGATTCTTAGTATCATCTTTGTTAAACACTTGTTCTTTTTTATGGAGTAGGGCAACTTTTCCACCATCTCCAGCCCAATCACCAGTGTACCCACCAGTTCTTAATCCAGTCAGGTCTTTAAGTTTTACCCATGCAATTGCTCCATTGATACTTTTTGTTTTACTCAATGCACCGTAGCCATTTTTAGAGTTAACCATATATAGGCTCGCGCCATAGCTAATCCCTGCGGCCTTCGCTTGAGACGACCAAGGTTTAACCTTACTACCATACGAATCAACATAAGCTTTTGCATCTTTTCCAGTAACCTTAACTTTGCCTCCAACTTTAGGGGTCTTTTTGGCAGGAGTTGTTTTTTTCTTAGTTGTGGTAGTTTTCTTTGTAGTCGTTGTCTTCTTCGGTGTTGTTTTTGCTGGAGTAGTCTGCTTTGGTGTTGCGATCTTTGTTCCAGCACTACTTTGAACTTTCCCGTCAGTCATTTTATAGCTTTTTGCACCTTGTGCTTCTTTTACATCGCTAATAGGTTCTTTTGAGTTAAAGATCAAATTATCTACAGTTAAAGCATTGAGTTCAGCAATTTGCTTTTTGACTTCTTCGGACAGGTTAGAGAACCCTTTGTATACTCCATCGAATACACCTTTATTCATGTCGTCCAAGTTCTTTTTCATTTTGTCAAGTTCAGAAGAGATTGTGTTAAAACTTCCTTTGATCGCATCATCACGCATCTTAGCCCAACGCTCATCATTATTTATGAGGTCGTCATATTGTTTTTGGATTTCTTCTTTCTTCGCATCTAGATCGTCAATTGCTTTATCGTGTTTATCTGTTTCTTCTTCTTTTTCTTTGTTTACAGCATCGATCTGATCTTGCCTTTGTTTTTCGAGAGCATCTTTTAAAAGTTTATCCTGACGATCTTTTTGGAAGGAAGCTATTTCTTTATCGATATCTTCGAGTTCCTTCATTAAGTCGGCAACTTTTTTCTTACCAGCTTTAGAAGTATCACGTGATAAAAGAGATATTTTATTCACTAGTTCAGCTTTTTTAGCGTTTTTACTATCCAACTCTTCTTGATATTGTTTTGCTTCGTTCTCTTCATCAATTTTTGATAGCTTTTGATCATATACAGAATTGATCTTTTCAATTTCTGCATCATACATTTTCATTTTTTCGTTATGAGCTTTTTCTAGAGCTTCTTTTTCTGCATCAATAGCTGATGTTGCAATATCTTTCATTGTTGAATAGTAATCTTTAAGCGTTTTAATTCCTTCATCAGCAATGCTTTCTCTGGTGTCTCTGATATCTTTTTCTGCATTCAAAATAGCCAAAGTATAATCTTTATAATCCTTCTTCGCTTGATCTAATTGTTCTTTAACAGCTTTCGCTTGAGCAGAACCATAACCTTTAGATTTTCCGACTTTATCATACTGACTTTGTAATGAATCTACTTTATTCTTTGCAGTTGCTTGTTGAGCCTGCAATTGCTTAGCCTTATCCGCTTGAGCGTTTAACAATCCTTTTTTATCATTAGGATTAACAAGAGTCATTACATCAATTTTAAATTCTGTATCCTCAACTTTTGCTTTGATTTTTTCTATCGCCGCATCATATTTAGACACAATTTCATTGATGAAGTCAGAGAAGATTTCTAAAGATTTATCTTTGATTTCATATATTTCTGACTCAATTTCGCTTCTAAGTGACTGGATTTTAGATATGTTTGAGTCATATTCCTGCATTAAGTTATTATATCTTTCACGTTGCTTTGTCGTTTGTTTGCTTACTTTAGGAAGTTTTCTCAGTTCTTTTTCAATAGTTTTTTGGCGTTTTTCTGTTGTTGATAAGTCTTTCTTCAACACAGATAAATGTTTATTTTGGAGGGTGATAATCTGCTTAAGAGCATCTCGATATTTTAGAGTGGATTTGTTCATCGCATTCAATCTTGTTTCTAAAACTTTAAGATTAGAGTCGATGGCGCTTGCTTCGCGCTCATACTTATTGTATGTAAATGCTTCTGAACGACCTTCATATGGGTTTGATTTTGATTTACTGCTATACTTGCTTGCTAAGTCAATAAACTCATATCCACCATCTAAAGTTCTAAGGCCAGAGTAGATGGATTCACGCATGATACCAGATGATCCAGAGTCTCCGCCGCCTGATTCACTACCGCCAACTTCGCCAGATGTCGCTCCGAATGAAGCCTCTCCACCAAAGGAAATACCACCTCTACCTCTCTTAGCATTAGCCTTTAACATATCGATTAAGCTGGGGTCGATTCCTAAGAATTGACCTGCCTCAGTCCATAGACTTATTGCTCTAGAACGGTGCTGTTCAAGAGGGATAACGACTTCTCGTTTGTTTCCTTCTCCAACCATCGCTAAATGCTCTTTGTCAATAAATCCACCAACCTCATAACCAACGCCTCGATACGCTTTGGCCAAGCTTCCATAACGAGATACGGCATATCTAATGGATGCCAAAATGTTTGATAAAGGATCATAGATGTTGGTATCGTAACCTTTCATTGCATAAGCTTTAAATGTTGGATCGATAACCTGCATTAATCCTTTAGAAGGGATGCCTCGTTTTGCATTGGAATCCCATAGGTTAATAGCTTTTACGTTACCACCAGATTCCGTCTGCATTTGATATAACAATCTTTGTAGGTTTGCTTCTGAATATTGTCCAGTCATCATTAGAGCCTTTGTCGCTACTCCAGCCCATTGCTGAACACCTGCTCCAGCGTTTCCAGCAACATTACTAAAATCACCAGATAGATAAGCTTTGATCATATCCCATGAATCATAGACTCCGCCTCCGAAATCATCGAAGACATTTTTACCGAGGGATTTGAGGTCTTCTCCAGTTAAACCATTTGCAAGACCTTTAATTACCCACCCGCCCAATTCAGTAAATACTCTAGAAGGGGAGTGGATGCCAAGTTCTTTCTTAAATCGTCTAACCATGTCTTTTGCCACGGCATCCATCGATTTAGAAGCTTGGCTCATGTTTTTCTCAACAGCATCACCGATTCTCTTAGGAAGGCCACTTGCAGTTTTTACAATCGAATTAGTTCCAGACTTAAATTTACTGTGCATCTTATCTGCCATATTTGTAACTTTGCTTACAACTTGCTTAGATGCCTTATCAAAATCTACAATGATTCTCTTAAGAGATTTGTTGGTTGTGTCTGCCATGCTTTTTGTTGCATTTGCGTTTTTCTTATAGGCTTTAATCATAGCTTCAATAAGGCTTGCTATTTTGGAAGACAATTTTGAAAATGAACTTGCCACATATGAATTAGCTTGACTCATGCTAGAAGAATAGTTTTTAGTGTTGGATACAACTTGTTTAAATGCAGAGACAATTTTCTTTTGTGCATTTGCCGTTTTGTTAGCTAGACTTTGTGTTTTATTTAAAACAGATGCCAAAGCCATTAGAGACACAGAATAGTTGATTATAGTAGTTGCTTTTGCATTTGAGTTGATTTTCTTAATTGCGTTTGCAAAAGAGTTTACTTTTCCTTTAATGTCTCCAACTGTGCTACCAATCTGATTTATACTTTTTGTTACTTCATCGGTTGAGAATCCTTTACCGAGCTTTTTAATTGAATCATTCAGTTTGTCAACAGATTCTTTAGCGGTTACAGATTTATTTCCAACTGCACCCATAGTGTCATTAACATTAGCCAACCCACCAGATGTTGTTATTACAGTTTGAACACTGGTCGCCGCCTTATTCCCTGATTCCGCGGTTGTATTCAGCACACTTGATGCAGATTTCATAGTTTCTAACTGATCTTTTATCGGCTTAGTGCTTTCGTTAAATGAAGAACTTATTGATGTTTTTGCAGTTCCTAGTGCTGATGAAAAATCTTTTGTATTTTTCTCGGCTGTGCTTACTTCGTTATTATAAGAACTAAATACGCTTGAACCCGTATCAGTATTAAGTTGACTTTTTAATCCGCCTAAAGAGGATTTTGCCTGATTAGTTTTCTCAGTTGTTAGACCTAAATCTTTATGTATACCATTTAGATATATTGATACACCAGGAGTATTCAATATATTTTGCAGTGTTCTTAGGTTTTGCTCTGTAATATCGACTTGACCATTGGTAGTTGTTACTTTACTTAACAGTCCGTCAAGCCATGGTGAACCTCCAGCGGTGCTCAGCTTGTCAAGAATCTCTTGTATTCTAATTTTTAGTTTTTCAGCATCATTGCCAATATAGTCGAGTGATCCTTTAACCAACTCAAGATTACTTGTGTCTGGTTTTTTAACATAAAAAAGGTCTTCAATTTTTTGATTCGTGTTTTTAGCAGACTCTCCGAGTTCATCGGTAGTTTTTTTAATTTCTCTATTTGCGCCTGTGATAATATCTTTTGCACCGTTAGTGTTGAAATATTCAGTTACCAATGCCTTTTGCGATGCAGTCAAATTATCTGCATCCTTAATCAAATCTTTATAAGACTGGCCAGCCTCCAAATTTGACCAGTTAACTTTCCCTAGAGCATCAACCAAACTCAAATATTTATCTATGTTTTGTCCAACTTCTGTTTCAGTTACATTTAGTCTATCTGATAGTGCCTGTGTGGATTCTTTCCACTCATCAGTGTTTTTTGCGGCACTTCCATATAGATCAATTAATAATTTCAAGTTTTGTAAATGGGATTTCATACTGGAGAGGTCTGAACTTCCATAACCGAAGAGGGAGGAGGTTAAATCGATCGCTTCAATGGCTTCCTTGTTCATTTCTGCTAAAGATTCTGTTGTTCCATCTATTCCTTCTGATGCGAGTTGTGCTCTGATGGCAACATTGTTGCCTTCTCGTGCTAAATTTGATAATAAAGCGGAGGCTTCATCTGCTGACAACCCAGCGGCTTCAAGTCTTCTAGTTAATTGAGGAATTGCATCGGCACTAGCGCCATTAGCGACTTGGGTGCTAACGTTAAATATCTCTTTAAGTCCATTTACTACTTCATCTTGAGTGCGTATTAAGTTGCCATTTGCATCTGTTAAAGAATAAAACGTCTGTGGAATAGCTTTTGCCACTTGTCCCAATTGATCTTTAACTTCTTTTAGTTTCTCTGGATTATCCCCAATTCCTTGAGATAATTTATTAAATGCTTCAACGAAGACATTTCCTACATCTTGCCCTAAAGAGTATAGTCCAGTATAAGCTTGATCAAAATCATCGCTAAATCGCAAAATTGCATCATTAGCTTGAATGAATTTTTCAATTGTTGCTTGTGTATCATCTGTTAGATTCTCTAATTGACCATTTGCTTCAAAATAGGCCAAAGTCTGATCTTGGATTGATTTGATGTTTTTCTTAATAATTTCTGTTTTCTCTGATTCATACTTAAGAATCTCTACATTGTTCGCCTGAATTGCTTTAGTGTTATCTTTAATCTTCTCTGTAAATGTAGAGTAATTTCCTGATGCAGAAACGTAATCAGTCGTTAATTGAGTTGTTCCATCTTCTTCAATTAATTGTTTTCGTGTTTTATTTAAATCCTTAAGTTTGTTGTTTACTTCGTCAAGAGATTTTGCCTGTTTCTCCATGTTTTCAGTAAACTTAGCCTCTTGAACCTTTGCTTTTTCTTGAGATAGCATTTTAACATGCTCTATCTCAACTTTAATTGCATCGGCAGTTTTTAAGTGAGCCTTACCATTTGCATCAATATATGAAACAGTAGTAGGGATTTGCTCCGCAAGGTCTTTGGTGACTTTTTCATATTCTGCTTGTTCTTTTTTGGTTCTGTTTGTGTTTCGAGAAAGAGTCTCATATTTACTAATCAGAGCTTGCATTCCATCTGCATGCTTCCTGTAGCTAGTAACCATCTTATTATTAAGCTTTTCAATTTCTTCTTGTTTTTTCTTTTGTTTTTCAAAATGCCCAATCAATTTTTCAATGGCATATCCAATTGCAACAAATGCTCCACCAACTAAAGTAGAGGCTAATGCCGCTTTGAATGTGGCACTAAATGTTTTAACTGCAACTACCATACCTCTAAGGCTTGTAGTAACTGTGGTTGCCATTCCAACTGCTCTTGCTCGAAGTCCTGTCATTCCTGCACCTGCAACAGCAGAGGCTCTGTTCATTGCAGTACCAAATCTCGTTGCACCTGTTTCTGCGCTTCTGAATGCAGTTTGCATAGATTCAAACATGCCAACAAGCGCACCTTTAAATCCATCTAAATATTTCATCTTGTTCAATACTGCCCATACAGCAAGCATAGTTGTAGGGAGTACGCCGAAGGCGTTTACAACTTTTACTCCAGCTTCCGCCAATTGAGTCAATCCACTAACAACTGTTACAATACTTCCACTTAAAACAGCATCGCCAACAGCCTGAGCCAATTCAGTAAAACTATTTTTTAGAGTATTTATTCTTGCTTCAAATGACTCTAAATATCTGTCGTTTTCGCGCATGGCCGATCCTTCTGAGTTAACGGCCGTAGTTGTCGCTTCAACTGCCATTTGCCAGTTGTTCATAAGTGCTAAGAATCTCGATAATTGATAGCGTCCTGCAATTTTAACTGCAATATTTTGCCTTTCTTGATCTGACAAATCATTCCATTTTTCGGCCAAATCGCTCAAAACATCGTTAGCTTCACGAACATCGCCACTCTGTTTTCGGATACTTACTCCAACACCATTCAAAACACCTTCTGCCTCAGAAAGAGTTGTGATTCTGGAGTAAATAGTTTTCAGAGAGTTCCCGATTATTGAACCTGACTCCATTGTTACTGCGCCGATTGCTGTAATGTTACCAACGTTTTCTTCCAAGGTAACACCGAACGTACGTGCGGTTGAAGCCGATCTTGACATCGCTTCTGCTAGCTGTTTAGTAGAAATTGCATAGTTATTATCGACTTCGTTAAGAGCATCTACGATATGAATTGATTCAGAAGCACTAATATTGAACGCGTTCATTGTACCAACAAGACTTTGAGTAGCTTCCTGAGCTGTCAAATCAGATACGTTAGACATCAACGTTACAGTTTTTGTAATTGCAAGAAGCTGTCTTTCGTTAAAATCTCCGTATGTACGTGCGAACTCATTTACTGCTTGCATTACATCGTGAACGTTGTTTCCAAGTTCTTTTGATAAGGTGAGTGCTCCGCGGAACATTGTATCTATAGATATGTTTGCAGATGCAACCCTTTTTAACTCTGTTAATGCGGCATCCAATCTTAAAATTTCAGATGTCATTGCTCTTACAGAGTTAATTGTGCCATAGAAAGCTGTCATTGCAGTCATCCAGATAGGCACACGTTCCATTGCAACACGAAGTTGTTCAAAGATACCCAAGTTCGCATTGCGGTTAAATACTTCTGATGTCCCAACTTGTCTTAGCTTTCTGTTTAACTGATCAATTTCATATGTAACTTGTTTAGCAGTTTTTCCTGTACTTGCAAGGGTAGTGGTTATTCTTGTTACACCTTTGCTATTGGTTGCAAGTTTTGCAGTAGCAATATCTAATTTCTGAGTTGTAGCTAGATAATCTTTGATTTTAGAAATGTCACCTTCATTGACAAGGTTGAGCATTTTTGAATGTCTAAAACCGTTCCCACTCACAATAGAATTTGCGGCTCTATTAAGAGTGTCTACTGTTGCTTTATTTTGAGCAGTGGCAATCTTTTTAGAATATTTTGAAACCTCGGCCTCGATCTGAGCTAGGTTACTTCCTACATTTCGTCTAATTTGCTGGAAACGTCTTTCTATGGTTTCCCCATTGTAGGACATAATTCTTGCCCATTCTTGCATGGTAGTCTTTAATTTACCTAAAGCTTTCTCTCTTGACTCTATATCCTTATTGCTTTGCTGTTGTCTATACATACTATTTAGGCGTTTTTGAACTTCCGCCATTTGTTTAGTAGTTGTAGCTCTTTGAGCTAATTGTTGTGTTGCTTTAATGTTATCGCGAGATAGAGCGCCCTCAGTCTCATGTGTTTCTCTAAGATATCTTGTAAGCTGTCTTAAAGCATTCTCTCTTTGTTTATCTACGGCGTTTGCTTCTTTTTGAGTTTGTTTATACTCCTTAACCTTGTCAGATAGGCGACCTAATTCAACTCGAATATTTCTATACGCCTCTAAATCTCCAGCATTTCTTGTCTGCTTAAGTAAGTCTTGAGTTTCTGAGGTGAATTTTGTACCTGTATTTTTTGTTGTGTTTTTAATATCTCGAATAAGTTTAACTTCTTCGCGCCTAAGATTGTTCAGTTCTTTCTGAGTTCGAACTTCCTCTTGAGCATTTTTAATTCTTGTCTTAAAAGCTTTTACCGCATCTGTTGTAAGAGTTCCGCTGTTTCCAGCTTTCTCAAGTTCTTTATATTCTTGTTTAAGGTCTTTAGATGCTTTGCCAGTTTTGTTTATTTCTCTTTGAAGGTCTTGAAGGCTCTGCATAGCTTTATGAACAACTTTTTCTGTTTGCGTTCCAGTTTGGCGATCAATTACTTCAAATTTGTTTTTATCTTTATTCCAGTTATAACGAACTTTCTCAATTACTCCATTTGCTCTTTGCAATGTTGCAATAAATCCATGAAGATTCCCTTGTGCATCTTTAAGTTGGACGGTAGAGAATAGTCCTTTTTTATCTGCGAATTTCGATCTTAATTGTCTTTCTGCTTCTGAAATTTGATTAACATATCTTTTAATGTTATTAAAGTTTTGAACTCCAGCATTAGTAGGGATATTGACACTATTATTTGCTTGAGTTTCTTTTACTTTCTTTTGTGTTTGTTGCATTTGTCGCAACTGTTGATTATATTTTCTATTAAAGTCAGAGACCGCATCGTTAACTTCTTTTAGTTGCTTTCTGATCTTTTTTGCAGAACCCTTAACGTCCATTTCAACTTGAAGTTTAATAGGTTTGAAGGATTTCGATTTAGCAACAGTGTTGCTTAGGTCTCTAATTTGCTTATTGATATCGGAAGCGGATGCTAGAAGTTTAACTTTTAATTTTACAGGTTTTTTCTCCAGCATTTTCGATATTCTATCTACTTGGCTGTGGAGTTTGCTTCCTTTTGCATCTAACTCTACTTTTAATTTTACGACTTTTGCTTTTAAAAGCATATTTAAGTCGTTACTGCCTTTTGGCATCCATTTCACCCCTTTAAAAATCTAGGAGGGTGTTTAAAAACACCCTAATCAAAAAGACTAGGGTGTGTTGCCCTAACCTTTAAAACAGCTCATCATCTAAGTCAGTGTCATCTCTTACGACATAAATCTCAGTTGTCTGAGATGAGTTGTGACCTAATAATTTTTGAACAGACTTAATATCTGCTCCATCTTCTAATACTGCATTTGTTGCTCTGCTACTTCTGAATAGGTGAGGATGAACAGGTCTTCCTCCTAATATTTCGCTAAATTCTTGACACCATAAGTTGAAAGTGTTTGCGGATAATTGTCTATATCCATCTTTTGTTTTACTTACAAAAACATATGGGCAGTCATCGACTTCAACTTGACTAGACCTGTATTCAATCCATTTTTTTATTGCTTGCATAGCTCTTTCGTCAATTTTAAATTTTCTAACTTTACCTTCCTTGCCTCGACCTTTTGCACGAATAGGGTGGGTGAGGTAGTATTTTTTCTCGTTACCTTTTTTGTCTACGGCTTTTGAATATGTCGTTATTTCTTTAAGTAATTGCCTAGACTCTTCTCTTCTACATCCTGTTATGTATGTAAACCATAAATAAGCCAGTTTCTGCCATTCCTCACTCTGGTACAGTTGATCAGAAAGTGTTTCGATTTCATCCATAGCCAAAGGTTGCTTCTCTTTCACGTTAGTCTTCGCAACATTAGGGATTGCTTTTGTAAAAATATTTCTAAAATCCTTATAGTCATCACTGTAGTAAACTTCAATATATCCACATAAACTTGAAACTACTGATCGTTTAAATTTAATAGCATTTGGGCTAAGACCTTTGCTTATTAACCAGTTTTGATATTTAAGGGCGTCACGAGGTTTTAAATCTGTGATTTTCACCTTGCCTTTTGGAATGCAATAGTCATGAATCCATTTGGCGAAAATTTTCAATCCAGATTCGTATTGTTTGAGAGTGGCATCGGAGAGGTGTTGTTGTTGGAGAAATTCTTCTACAAACATTTTGTTCAACTCATCAACTTCATTTTCCCAAAACTCATCTGTTACTTCTTCAATCTTTTTATATCCCATAATTTATTTCACCTACTTACTTCTTAAGGAACTTTCCACTCCATTGAATATCTAAGGCAATTCCTTTATGCTTTTGAAGATTGTAGGCTCGAACGACTTGTCCTAGATAATTTATGCCTCTATGCCTTGTGAAATTTTGTCTAATTCCAATCTTTCTTTCTAGTTTTACCGCTTTCCAGCCTCCACTTAAAAGCATAATGGAATGTCCTTTTGGATAGTTTCTTGTACCATTTTGCTTGTCGAACACAGACTCGTGATACATTAAATCGTTTTCAAAAGTCAATTCAATACCCCATTGATCTGGTGCAATCATTTTGACTTTGCCAAGTTTTATACCTCGTTCTGTATTATTCGTTCTTATGTATTTTTTGGGCTGATAACTTGACAAATATTTTCTCCATACCTTTACAGCAATTCGCTGTAATTTTCGTCCTTCAATTTCTAAGGCTCTAATAGCTTCCTGCTCTGTTTGAAAATAAAAATTACTCTTCTTCGTTTTCGGTAGATTGTTCGCCATCTTCTTGAATCAACTCTTTTAGTTCATCATTTTGGATTTGATCATAAGCCTCTTGAGCTTCTTCATCCATTTTCTCGATACCCATTCTCATTTGATCAACTGTTTGAGTTAGCAATTCATATAGTTTTATTAATTGATCTTCTGGCAGTGCATTTAAAATATTCACTAAAAGATCGAGATCAATTAGTAACTCAAGAAAATCAAGTGCTTGATCAACATCGTCTGGGACTTCCAAACTCGTGAAATGTTTGATAATTAGAAGAGAAGTGTATGGAGTGGCTAATTCGAATACTTCTGGTCGATTTCTAATTGCATCATAAAATTTAATCAGATCATCAAGTAGTTTTTGCTGTTTAGTTTTTCTGAAAACAATATCATAAGTGAGAGTGTAATTTTCATCTCCAACCGTAACGACAAACTCTTGAATGTCTTTTAATTTTTTTGCCTCTTTTTTAATTGCAGTTGTAGTTAATTTTCTAGATTCCTTTTTCGCCATTTTAATTCCCCTTATATATTCATTATTAATTAGTTTAGTTTAAAAATTTATTTGTTTTGCCGAAGATGTCTTCGAAAAACGATTGACAAAACAAAGTGACTATAGTAAAATTATATATTTTATTTGATAAAATGTCAATTTTAACTCTTACGATAATCAAAAAAAGAAAGGGTAGGAACGTTATGTTCACTACCCTTAATCTTATTAATACTTCATTATTAGTTGGTTTTGTATTACAGACGAATAATGTCGTATAGACGTTGTGTACCAGCCTCAACAAGAACATCAAGGTTGAAGTCGAAAGTGGATACGTTTTCTACATCCATAGTTAGTGAGAATGTAGATTGTAATTTTGCTTTTGGAATGACGAATTGCATTTTTCTATCAATACCGCTTTCATCGCGAACTACAGTGTCTCCGACAACTTTATAAGTTGCAGGGAATGCGTTACCTGAGAAAGTTACTTGACTTGCTCCAGCAGAAGTTACTTCATACTCATAGAACACCATAACTTGTTGTCCTGCTGTTTGACCAGTTGCAAAACTTACATCTTTATCAGTAACAGTGAAACCAGTGATTTCGTCTGTCATAATTCCGCCTTGAACTTTGAAAACAGTTACGCTATTTTCAATTGGCGTTTCTTTAAGCGTAACTTTAGTAGCTGGATCAGTATCAGAAACGAGAGTAAGTGTTTCGCGTCCATATGCCTTGATTCCAGTTGTTTTAACTGTTTTACCAGCTAACATTCCCAAAGAAATATCTGACAAGAGGGCGTCCTGCATAGTCAAAGTAGCGGTACGACCGAAGTCCCAAGACATTAATTTGCTGTTACCTTGTCCACCACGTGCTTCTGCACTTTCAGATTCATTTTCAATAGTAGATACTTTTAGTGTATCAAAGAAGATTGCAGGTTTGTTTGTGCTGATATCGTAGAAGATAACATTTGCAACCTCTTTAAGACCATAACGTGTGTTTAACATTATGTAATTCCTCCAATATTTTTATAATTTATGTGTCAAGTCAATTTAAATTTTGCTTGACCAATGCTTTAAATCTATTTTTTCTGCACCAGCCATCATAGCTCTGATACTGAAATCATAGTTATCAATTAATTCCAATCTTGCGTACTCATCGTACAATTGATACAGAGTGTGATCCCAAACATTTAATTTATTAATCGAATTACTTTTAGTTGTGACAGCGCTTACAATGTCGGAAATGTTTATTTCTTCATCTTCTCCATAAGCCTTTTTCTGCTGTCTCTTTTTCTCTTCAACTTTTTCATTCAATTCTTTCATGCGTTCCATCAGTTTTCTGGTTTCTTCGTCAGCAGGGTTCATTTCGTCATTTTTAATTTTATCTGGCTTTTTAAGATAGTTTTGAAGTTTTACTGCTTCGACTATATCGTCAAAATTATCTCGTGTGATAATTTTAATTTCGCTCTCGTCTAACTCTTCCAATCTATCCTCATCAGTAATAATTTCACCATTTTCGTCTTCAAAAAGAACACCATTTTTAACAAAGTCTACAGCAATAGCAGAATCACCTAAGACTCTAATATCGTCTGTTTTAAAAATCATCGCTAAAGCCACAAGTAAACCATCTAACATCTGTTCTCCGCCTAGTTTTATGTAAAAGTCGAAGGTTTTTAATTTCGATTTTTCAGCTTCTAGGTATACTCTTTTCTCAATATCCAAGACGGACTTTATAAAATCATCAACGGTTAATGATAACCATTGGAGATTTAACATATAATTTGAATATCCATAATCCTTTATTTCCTGTAGGGTGTATGGATGTATACTCAAATTCCCTACATTTAAACAACCCTTACTCCCACTAAGAAGTTCTAGCATTAAATCTTCTTCTGGCATGTCTTTAAAATTTTTCATCCGCATCATCTAGTTTCAACAGACATATAATTTGCAAACAGCCTAATGGCATCAAAGTGAGTATTTATATAAAGGTGCTGATATCCTTCAAACTTCAATTTGACCAAAGAATTAATACTATTTCTTCCTACTAAATCTACAACTCTTCCCGCAATATCATAAGGTCTAACAATGGATTCCTCTCCATTATTTATTAACCATAGTTGCTTAGAGACAATGATATCAATGTGCAAATCACACTCAGCTATGGTCTCATTGGCATTAAATTCTCCTTGGTTGTAATAGACGCGAATGAAAGAGCCATCATTTTTAGTTGCTTCGGGGTCGAAAGGGTAGGGGAATATTTTAGCCTTACTGGAATCAGGTTTAATTAAATCTGCCATTTCAGGCTTTGGCAAGCTGAGATCATATGGGTTGTCAATGTCATGCATTAGCAATCTGCCCAACATTTCATTTCTAGCCAATGTAACCATTATATTGACAACATTTTTTGACATTGTTTCTAACTTCATTTACCAAATTCTACCTCCTTTACCCGTGTCAGGGTTGCCTCCAACTGGATCAATAGTAGAGGTGTCATGGTATTGATTAAAGGCGATATGATTTTCGAAATCATCTTCTTCTTTAATTGTGGTTACTTTAATTGTTAATTGGAGTATTCCATAAGCACCATTACTTGACTCTCTGATCATTGTGGTGTCATCAATACCGATAACTCTATACGCTTTCTTCCCGAATACAAATCTTTGATCAAGATCAATTTGAAGTGTCTCTTCGCGTAACTCTACAAACACGAATAGTTGTCCAGTAGGGAGGGAAACATCATATTTATTAAATTCAATTTCATTTTTACTTTGCTTCGCTTTAGAACCTAAATCCATTGATGAGGCAATACAATCAAGTGAGATTAAATTGCCATTCCGATCAATCCATTTAAGTTTTCTATTGCATTCTTCAACCAAAACTTTCCCAGCATATTTATCAAAGACTAGCCAAGTTTTTTTATCGAATTTAACATACGTTCCAATATTCAACCCTTCACTCGATGGTCTGAATAAAATTTCCCTTAGAGTTCCAAGTCTTTCGACTTCAATAACTCTCGCGTCTATTTCTGTAAGATGAGGTTTTTCGACACTGAAAACTTCTAACACGCGGAAGGTAGGAGATTCATGAAATGTAGATTCAATGAGGGCATTAGTGTTATTTGAATACGCTTCTCCCAAATCTTTTCCATTGATATCTATCCTGCGTTTATATCTATCAATATAATCGCTCATGATTATTCATCCTCTTCGAGTTTCCCAATCAAGTTTTTAACTATATTGATGGATTTAAATACTTCTCTTTTTATTGTCTTTTTATTATCTCCTTTAGAGACAGTTCTTTTTGTAGACTCAAGCGTAGAAAGGAGGGCGATGTATTCATAACTATGCTTAACCGACACAGCATAATCAAGTCCATACAATTCAAATAACAAAGAGTCAATATAGATTTCAATACCTTCATTTTTCTCTTCATATAAGGGCAGTATTTTAAAAATGCTGTTCACTAAATTGTTTAAATAAATTATTAATTTTGTATTGTTGTCAATCATGTCATCTTCTCCTCATTTAAATCGAGGAAGGTGTATTCAGTGATCATTTTGTTGACTTTTCTCTCTAAGTTGTCAAACAAAAGCCTAGTTTCACGTAACTGATTTGCCTGTGAATATATTTTGAAATCTTTATCACTTAGTGATTGTTTTAGATTTTCACTCGACAGCAGGTGAGGCTTAATATGCTCTACCAACATCAAGCTAACGATAATCTCGACCTCAAAATTACTTAAATCAGATTGGATAACTTCATCGATAACTGTTAAGTCTTTTTTGCATTTATGAAATTTTGCCCTAGCGGATTTATAGTACCTAAATAAATCTTCTTTAATTTCTTCTTCTGTCATTTTGTATAACCGATAGTCAGTTATTTTTGACAGAAAAGAATCATATAATTCTGCAAGATTTGTCATGGTTAACACCCTCTTAAATTACATCTTGAAGTGGGGCATTATCCTCTAAAGAGATACCAAATTTAGTTTCAATTAACTCTTTTTTACGAATATCATAGAGTTTCTTTGTTTCGAAAAGTTCTCTAGCTTTTGAAATAAACGTATATTTCATAGCTTCTGGGAGAGAATTAATAAACTCTTCAAGTTCATATAAATCTTTTTCGAAAATGCCATTAATATTTTCAGGATAGATGACATTCTGATATAACTCTGTCAATCCAAATTGCTTCTGAACATCCTTATTTAGAATGATAAGATATCCTTCTTTAAATACTTTTGGAGCAAAGTTACTAATCGCTAAAAGTTCTGAGTAAGGGAATTTGTCTCTTTGTCCAAATTGTGTGAATTTCCATACTCGATTATTTCTTCCTGATCGGTGTGTAAATGCACCATTTGTGCCATTCATTACTTCAATCAAATCATTATCGTCAAATACAACTTCTTTTTCAATTTCTTTCTCTTTTACTTCCTTAAGAGCTTCTGCATCTTTTAACTCTTGATCAATTAAAGATTGAAGTTTTGCATTGGTTAGTTGACTAATATCCTCTTTTGAATACCCGAAATCATCTACTAAAATCTTAATCAAATCAGCCTTTTTCATTTGTTTAGCCATGTTTAATTTCTCCTTTTTCTCAATATTAATAATGCGGATACAGTTAATGAAACTATAACCGCATTATTAATTAGTTTAGTTTGTAAATTTAACAAAACCGAATACTTTAGTACAAATAACAGCAATACCAAAGCGGTTAGCAACGAAATACTCTTGCATCATGTCAGAAGAAATTCCGCCATTTTGTTCTTGGATAATTGCTTCACCTTCGTTAATAACTTTAACCATTTTATCTGGGTTTTGTGGAAGCAACAGAACAAAGTCGTTAGAGATTGCAAATTTGTCCGTACCATATTCATGAGCTTGTTCAATTTCATAAAGTGGGATGCCTGCAATGTTTGCATAATATCCTTTTGCATTTCTTTCATTGTTCAATTGTTCAGTAGTGTATTGTGGACTAAGCTTGCGAAGAGCGAGTTTAGTACCATAAACAGCTACTTTAGAGCCTGTACGAGCTTCAATGTGCATAGCCATTTCAATTAGATCATTTTCTGTAAATGCTGATGTACCAGTAGAAGAGAAGGTGTTATGATATGTTGATCCGTATTGACCATAACTTCCCATAACTGCGTCAGCAATGCGCTGAGTAAGATCACGCTTAAATGATTCAGCAATACCGTTCATCATTTCCTGCCAGTCTACACGGCCAGCTAAGAAACGGTGGAAATCTTCCCCGATTTTAATTGCGTATGTATCAAGACTCACAGAGAACTCTTGACCATCACGTAGTCTTTGTCTACGGATATTTCCGTTTCCGTCAGAGACTAGAGCTACACGGAAAATTTGGTTTGCTGGAGTTTTAAATAGATTTGCGTCACCCCATGCAAGGTTACGATACTCTGCAAATTCATCAAATTGATTCTTCAAACCCTCTTGAAGAGTTTCATTAATAATTTCCTCTAGAATTTCGAAAATTTCTGTTTTATGTCTGCGGAAAGTTTTACGATCAATTCTTCCATCTCCTTCAAGAGAAAACTCCATCAGGTCTGCAAAAGCTTTACGCAGTGCATCATTTGCTTGATCTGCCGAAAAATTTTGTACTTTACCTTTAGCTAAGTCGACAGCTAATTTCACAACTTCATTGTGCATTATTTTTTCCTCCTTGGAACTTTTAAATATAAGATTTTACGATTTTGTGATTTAGATTAATTACGAGATACCTGAACAGCAAATGAACCCATGTTTAGATCAAGTTCATTTCCACAGTCTTCAATAACTGTAAAGACCACTTTAGCCGCGTCCAAGTCTGTTTCTTGTGCGGGCTTTCCAATAAGACCATTTGCCTTAACAATCAATTTATCATCGACTGCTACAGTCCCAGCAAAAAGGTCAGTAGTAAGAGTGATAATATCTCCATCATATAAACGGTAAGCACGAGCGGCTTTCCCTTTTTCAATGAGGTAATCTGAAGTTTTGTCCTTTCTCTCGTCATACATAACTTCACTGTTATGAATTAAAAGAACATCAAGAGCTTTTTCTGCATCAGTTGCTAGTCTTGCTTTTTTTGTTTCACGCTCTCCTGGGATTAATCCTTCAACTACAACAAATACACCGTTAGTTGACTCAACTTCTTGTGTACCTTCGTTGTTATAAATTTTCACTGATTCTAAGTTACCATTGTAACCCGCCAACATTTTATCTTTACGAACAATAGGCATTATTTTTT